GAACAGATCCAGCATGGAATGATTATGTAATGAGTCTTTTCACAGAAGATGAACTTAAAGAAGAAGAGGGTAAAAAGTTCCCTTATGTTCATGGACTCAGAAGAGTATCTGCATTGCTATTTGGGGAACCAGTATTTAGTGGTCCAGTACAAGTATTTCCACCTACAGAATCAGATATTCCAGGTAGGGCGACTGTTGTGTATAGAGTAGAATTCTCAGAATTCACATATGCAGAAGTTGCCGACTGTTGGCTAGGAAATACAGATCAGGTATTCTTACCATTTACTTCCGCTATGGCAAGTACCAGAGCAGAAGCTAGAGCATTAAGAAAAGCCCTAAGAATCAAGAATGCAGCAGCAGAAGAACTAACTAGAGTAGACACCGCAGAAGTATCCAGACAGGCTATCAATAATGCTGTTAGCACAAAGCCTACTGATGGAAATACTAGTGATGAAACTCTAAGCGATAGGCAAGATAACTTTATCAATACTCTCTGTGATAGAGCAGGTATTGATAGAGACAAATTTATTAGTACGGTATTAAAAGTCACGAATCCAGGTAAATTGACAAAGAGAATCGCTAGCGAAGCCATTGACTTGCTGAATGGTTATGCGAATCAAACGTTGAATACACCTGATTCTATTAAGAGGTAATTGAGATATGAAGTTAAACTACACCAACGGACCATTTTCTGTAGAATTCGATGGAGATTCACAAAAAGACCTATTCGGTCAGATCGCATCCTTTCAGGAAGTATTTGGAGAAACTGCTTGCGGTAAATGCGGCAGTAAGAATCTAAGGTTCGTCGTTAGAAATGTAGACGATAACGAGTACTACGAACTAAGATGCTTAGATTGTGGTGCCAGACTCGCGTTCGGCGTAAATAAGAAGGGTGGAAGTCTATTCCCTAAGAGGAAAGATAAAGAAGGTAAGTACCTTGATAACAAGGGATGGACCATTTGGAAGCCTGGACAAAAGCCAGAGAAGGACGAGTAAATCGTTTCTTAACTACTAAAACGAAAAAGGGGAGCAGAATACGCTCCCCTTTTTTATTTATTTTATTTTAAATCCTAGAGGTATTCGCAACTGAAATACAGCCCGAATAGCTTCGATCCGATTGTGTGTGGTTCAACCGACATCGCAACATACCAATCGTGTCTTCTGGAAACGTGATCTGGCCCCTGTGTACTTGTGTATCCAAGTGCCGGATTAGTTTCATTTGTATCAGAATTGCATCCACTCATTCCTGGGGAATTAGTCATAGGCATATCTGACATTGGTTCTGCGGGGTCGAATTCAAACCAAGTAGCTTCATTTCTACCCTTAAACTGTAGATCATCTAAAGCTTGGTTATTAGATGGGTGTCTAGCTTCGTAAAGGAATGTAGAAACTCCACTAGCATGTTGAGCAATATCATTTCTATTAAACGATCTTGCTTTTACATTCTGTACTCTAACTGGTTCATCATGCTCAAATCTGATATTCAGAGGGCACTTGTTGTTAGGAATCTTATCTACAGTAATAGCCGATGAGCCATTTAGGGAAACTAGATTCGTTCCAGCATATTTCGAGTTGTTAAGTTGGATTCTTTCTGTAGCTGTTCCATTAGAGTTGGTCAACCATGTAGTATCCTGTCTGCCACCGATTGGCACAGAAACTCCATAACCAGCACCATAGAAACCTAATCCCGATCCAGCTTCGTGTGGAATTATTGTTCCACCCAAATTAGACGAGTTATATTCTGTTGCGTAAAATTTTATTGAAGGCATTATTTATATTCTCCATTATAGTAGGGTCGATGTATTATACACCTTATTCCACAGTTATTTCTAGTAAAACTCTCTGTACCTTACCAATAAAAGAATTGGCAGATTGGACAGTATGCGTGATATCATTGTGATAATGAAAGAATAAATCATACTTTCCATTGCTGTTAGGTTCTTCTATAAGTAACAATTGTTGCTTAATTCCTGTAACAGTCCAATCGTTATTATTTCCTTGTCCTTGATTACTTGGATCTGTAAGTCTTGTTGTAGTAACTCTTTCTTGTGGTCCAAGATCTGTAAAAACTCTTTCATACACTAGACCGCCGGTAAATCTTATCTCAGAATTTCTACCAGAACCACCTATCAAGACTCCATTTTCAAGCTCGGAAGCTAGAACATTTACACCTTTATCTGTTACGTTAATCCCCGTAATGATACCGTTTGACCCAACAGAGGTGACTTCTACTTCTACTTTTTGCCCAATACCAGAGCCTTTAAGCTTGTCTCCTACGACATAATTTTCTCCACCATTGATAATATTTACCGTAGAAGGATCAATTCCAGATACTTTTCTGATGTGTGTATATCCACCCAAGGTTAACATTTTACCCCTACTTGAGGTATTTACCCTCCAGTTTTGAGGTAATGCCATAGCTGTACTAAGGTCAAACGATCCAAGACCCATTAATGAATTATTAACAAGTGTTGGTTCTCTAAAATCTACAGTTTCTGTTGCCTTATCGATACCAGCATCATCCACCTCTGCGGGCATTTCTATACCAGGATTGAAGTGAAATACGGCGAAATATCTTGAGTCAAAGATTGTCTGTTCTACGGGCCAAGAATCATATACCTTAACATGTAGGGCGGTTGTATTGAAGTCTTGAGGTCTATCAGATAATCCTCCCCATCTTGGATCTTTTCTTTGGAAGAACTGACCATCTATTATCTGTGTCCAATTTCTAGCAGGAATTCCAAACTGTTGGGTACATTTCAATTTGATTTGGTTTGTTCCGCTTAGTTTAATTCTACATCTTGAAGAGATTACACCAACAGCATCACCAGTTTCATCTTCCCATGTGTTTGGAAGGAAGAAATCGCCCACATCACCACTTGACTTTTTAAGAACATATTTGTCATAGGGAATTACCTTTATTACTTGACCAACAGGGCCAAAGTTTCCATGTTTTCTAAATCCCATACTAAACATATCTTCAAAGGATGAATTTCTTAGGAAGAAAAAGTCATCACCAAATAGGTGTTTGCCGTATGTGGGACTATTGAAGAACATCCTCATAAGCTCTGGATTCCCATGATTTCTTATGTTACCATTATATCCATCATAGTCTGTGCTAGATATCATTTCTGCCGTTAGGGAGAAGAAATCAACCTTAGCGGGATTAATGGGCGTTAAGTTGTATACAGGATTGTAAATACCACTATCAGCAGATGGTTGGTATAACCAGTTAAATCTAGGCTGAAAACCATACTGATTCTTAGCAAGTAAGCTCTTTGTGGAAGTTACCAGATTACTAGTGCCATCAAGGGCATTCATAATATATCTTATATCTTCTATGGGCGAACCAAAACCTTTAGGGGTGATTGGGGCGTTTGTAGCTACTTCTGCTGGAAGATTCTTAGCAACCTTATCTAAACCATCACCAAACATACCACTTGGGCTTGAATAAGATAACGATATGTTTCTTGAACCAGCACCTATGTCTGTTACAGCAGGAGCAGAAGAGGAGCCAATATATGGCGAAAAGAACGAAGTTGGATCACCACCAGCTAAATCCATCACTAATGAATTCTTTTTATCTAAAAGTTTTTGTACTTCGTTTGATTTGTATCCATCTATAAATTGTGGACCCCAAAAACCCAGGAACTGTTCATCGTGCTGATTTTCGACATCGTATAAGCTACCATCTGGGGCATTATCAAAATTAGATCTAGCAATAAGATTCTTAGGATTTTTACCACCCATAAAAGTCCCTAGTTGATCGAACACCGTAGATTGACTGTATCTTTTACTTGGGACAATATCGTATTGAACAGGATCATTTAAAATAGAAGCGTCTATATTTAATTCAGCTATTTGTGGATTGATAGAATGTAAATCTTTATAGTATTTGTTTCTTATCTTTTGAGTGTAAGACTCAGAAGAAATAATACCTTTTGCATATTGAGGAAGACTATCTGTATTTCCATAGATCTTCATTGCCCTATAGTATCTATCGTCTCTAAAGTATGAATCTGAATCAGCTATAAGCTTAGTGAAGCTCCAGTTCTCAACCTTAGCGGAAGCAGAACCACCAGAACCAGAGCCAAATTTTAGTGGAATCCACTCACCATCTATATTAGCAACAAATACAATTTCATTTACTGAAAAGTTAGAGGGAGTTCTATTAGTAATACGAATGATTTCTTTTTTGTTTGTCTCATTGTCCTTATCTATGAACATAGGGCCAAAGAATCTTTTGTTCCCATTGTGGACATATAAACATAGGGCATCTACAATGTGTGTTGCTGGATCAAAATTACCAGCTTGATTTTGTTCTGCGTTATCTCCGTAGAAATCTAAGAAGCTTGAATCATTGATAGTTTCTACATCTACACCTGGAATTTCAATACCAGGAAGATCAGCAAGTAGCTTAACTAGCATTATCTTTGTACCAGCTTCAAACAGTCCGGTGTTTTCATTAAAGTATGTGTCTAGATATCCGGCAACTTTGTTATCCAAGTTGTCGATACCACCATTGATTGGAGACCTTACTGACGCAATACCGTCCTGAACCTCATAGAATTTACTTACAGAATAACCGTAATCCATTCCGCCCTTCGTGCTAGGTATGTCGGAAATTATTGGCGTTTTTAAAGCCATCTCATTTTCAGGTGATAGATCAGATTCTGGGTCTCTTAGGTATAATCTGATTACAGGAGAGAACTCTATACTTTGACCATTTTGTGAAGTTGATAAAAAGTATTTAAGGGTTGGCTTAAATGTAATACATCCAGAAGCACTTGTGTTTATCTGATTAATAAACTTAGTATTCTTGTCGTGTGTATATGAGACCCCAGAGTAGTAATCATTTGTATCATTATCTCTCTTGTGTTTAGTCTGTAGATATCTTCTATTTGCTTCTATGACAGTATCTATCTGCTTCGTTGAAGAAGAAGAGAACATAAATCTATAGTCTGTTAGTTCTCTGTACTTGTAGTTAGAAGAATCTGGATTCCAAGCTAATAGGGCAGGCTTTTGTATCAGCGTACCATTCCCAGTTAGAGCTTTATACAGACCACTAGGATCTGGCGTTGATCCACCACTAGTAATGAAATCTACGTTCTCTAGGTTTTTACCATAAGACTGACAGTAGTTTGTTAGTTCTTCTAGAGTAAATCTAGATAGACCAACTTCCTTCATTATCTTATTGTCTGTGAAAAATACGTGATTATAATTTGATCCCATGTCCTTTATCCTATGTAAATAGTTCGTCTATATCTTCTAGTGGGCTTTCTTTCTTGCTAACAAAATTTGGAATAAATACGTTCATATCTTTTGATACACCTTCCATTGGTATACCGTGTGTTGTGTAAAGATTTTTGTTAATCTGCTGTCTTGCGTCGGTAGCGAGCGTGATTGTCTTCTTCTTGCTGTTTTCAATTTTAGTAGATGAGTGAACTTCTGTATGTGTAATAAGTTGATTGTTCTCAGTGTTCATAACATCCTGAGAAGCGAATACTGGTACGTGTGTAAGTTCTTGTGACTCTTGCATTGTCCTTGCATAATCACTAAGACCCTGAATAAACTTACCTGCGTTGTTAATATTTTCATAAGTAGCGTTTCTTGATTCGTAATCAGTAGTTCTTTTTAGTCCCTTTCTGATTATGTTATTCTTTTCGTCTCTTATTCTTTGTGTCTCTCTAGAAATCTTAGAAATCAAATCGCTCTTTTGTTTCTGTAAGTTTCCAAATCTAGGAGTATATGTAGCCATATTATAGTTTGTAGACACACCATTAGATGAATCAATACTGATATCTATACTAGTTACTAACGGACCACCATTCATAAGTGGCTTTAGTAAACAGTTACCAGAAGGCAATCCCATAAAGGAAATATTTCCATTTTCTGAGAATAGCATCAAACTATTAGAGAACTGGGCTTGTAGAAGTCCAGCCTCATTCATTAGATCATATCCATTATAGGTCCAGGGCGACAGGGATTCGTCTTTAATGAACTCAACTTTCCCTGGAATGTTTTTGTAGCTTATAGCTTCTGGGTTAGAATAAGATGAAATCCAAGGTCCATAGCATCTTTCTTTAGACATAAGGGGTAAGGCAACCATGTCTGGATACTTAGGAGAAGGCATAGAAATATTCAATACATTATTCATCGAATACTGCATAGCTTTCATGGCAGCTTTGTACGCATTGGCAGCAGAAGATACTTTATCATCTGGAACCTTAAACATATTCTTGAGCTTGTCTACACTGTTTTCAGTAAGCGGGGTTGTATTGAAAACTATAGCATCAGGGCCGGTCTTAAATGCTGGTTCTTCAAAACCAGGAATATTCTTAACCACATCTTCTGTTAGAATGTGGCTAATAGTAGCACCCTGATTAGTTTTAAACATACCATCAGCAAATCTTTGATCGATTCTTGATCTAATAGCCCCAGGTAAAGTTATCAAAGCATAAACATGGTTTTGGTCTTGATCTTGAACATCGGTCTTAATCAATTCTCCAATTACTGTACGACCATTTCCATCAATAAGTGTTCCCTTCTTGTAGTCTGGTACTAATGCTCCACTAGCTTCTGTACCATCTTCAAGATAAGATTTTCTTTCAAAGTCTTCTTGTAATTCGTTATAGATAGATTTTGTTTCTGGAACAAAGTTAGCTTCATATACTGGTAGTGTAAACACTTCTTTTTGTGTTTCAACATCCCAAGTTCTCTTAGATGGTTTTACTTTGTGGTGCTGTACTACATTTCTTCCGTGAACTACTTCTCTAGATACTTTAATTTTTGGAGCTAAATAGAATTTACCATCAAGCTCACATCTAACAAACGCAACGCTTGTAGGTCTTTTGTCAAGCTCTTTATGTGTTTCAGAGTTTGGAGAGAACGTAGTAAATTTATCAGGGGTAGTATTAGCTAAATCTAGAGTAGTACCAGGAACTAATCCAGCTTCTGTAATAGCCATTTGATAAAATGAGTCAGAAGGAATAGAAGAAAAGTCTAACAATTCACTATTGTCAAATCTAACATACGAAGAGATTCTATTATCTCTCATGAAATTAGTTGGATCAATAGGAAACATCATATTCTTAATAACTGGAGGTCTTACATTCTTATTCAGAATTGAATTGATGTTATCTAACGATAGTTTATTCTTGTATAAATTGTAGTTAAAGAATCCGCCCTGTGGCTCAGGTTCATAGTTGAATATATGAGTATTAGAAATAGCATCATACTCTGACTTTAACGCACCATACGTCAAATCAAATAGACCACTTCCGCCAATACCTTCTGTTATACTATCTGCCCCTAGATCTAAAGATGATAGTCCAGTCTTCTTTGTTCCGTATCCTAATATGACATTAAACTTGTTGTGAGGATTGCCATTAACATAAGATCTAGCCTCTTCTACTTTAGTTATAAAGCCTTGAGATTTAGAATAGTCAATATCGCTAGAAATAGATCTTGGTTTAAATCCAAATGGACCTTTATCAATTTCAAATATTTCTTCATCTGCACCCAGAACACCAACCGATGACTTAAGAGTAATATTCTTATCAAAGAATGGATTAGATTCTTTAGGGATTTTAACAAGGAACTTAGTGCCTATGTTATTAGCGGCAGACTTAACAAAGTCATATACCCTTTGAGCATTTTCGTCTTGTTCTTCTGCTGTCTTGGCAATGTCTTTGTATAGGGCTTTTTCTTGTTTAACTTTTTCTTCTACTAAGCTAATAATACTAGGAATATCATTTTGATTAGCGTTGTTTAGCCTATCTTTGATATAATTGATTATTTCTATTTCTTTAGGATCGGCCCCGATAAGCTGACTATCTTCAAGTTTCTTGCTCCAGAACGAATTCATTACTTCTTTAAAGTTCTGATCGTCTTTGTTCTTGAATGTTTCAAGGTTATCTAATAGGTTAGCAACAGCGGCAGAGAATCCTGCGATTCCAGCTTCTGGTAGACCAATACTTGTGGCTCTTTTATAGTACAATGGATATCCATAAGGAGGACTGCATGGACTAAAAGGAACTCCATTGTCTTTAACGTAATTTTTATCTGATCTAAATACGCATCTAGGAACTGTAACACCATATTTCTCAGAGAATGAGTATGGAGCCATTGAAGCTTCTAGTTGTGTTGGTACTGTAGATGTTTGTAATACTGCACCTTGTAGGGCATCATCATCATCCATAGATTCCATATACAGATTATTGTACTGCATTAAGAAATCTTTCCAAGATTGATAAGATACAGCAGCGGCCCTAAGCTCTAGTTCTGTAGCTATGTAATAGTTACCAACTCCATTAGCATTTAGACTTGAAGAGTCTAGTAGTATTTGCTGGAATGATCCGTATCCTCTTGGGATTGTAACACAGTCTTTACCTAAGAATCCATAGAATGGTAGAATCTGTTGTCTCAATGAGTCAGACAGGAACCATTGCTCCTTTAGCTTCTCAGATAATCTATCGATTACAAACTGAGAGCCTTTTTGTTTTCTAACGTATATTAAGTCTCTATCACCATTACCTGTGAAGAAATACATCTCAACTTCTTGGGCACCAACTACGAACTTATCGGTAGGTACATTAGAAAGTTCAAAACCTTCTTTTGATGAGATTATCTCAGAACCCATAACCTTTAGGTTCTCTATGAATGTAGATATAACACCATAGTTTGGTTTCTTTGATCTATCAACCGAGTCTATTCTTATAACACCAACAACGACATCAGAAAGCTTACCTTCTTGGATTTTCTCTACATTGTATTGGTGAATATTATAGAGAGCAGGGTGATCTATTACTGGGAGTAGAGATACATAGAAATCATGGCTTGTAACGTCACAAATTTCTTGACAGAACTCCAGAAGATTCATCTGGTCGAAGTCTAGACAGTAAGATGGGGGAATCTTATTAATAGGAAGTCCACCGAAGTCAACAACGTAATTAAACCCTCTAAAGTTAATAAGTTTACCGAATTTCTTTAGTTCGTATTCCTCTGGAAGCTTTCCATAGAACCCCATCATAGAGTTCATTGCTTGAACAACTCTATACATAGGAATCCCCCTGTCTGTTCTTCTTGAATAAGAAGTTCCAGTATATGGAAATACATTAGGGAATAGACCTAGGGAGGGAGGATTGTTTCTAGAAGGATCAGAGTTACTTAGGGCGAGATACGATAGCAAGCTATTTGTAACATAAGCGTCTGTGAACATAGGATAGCTTATGTTTCTACTTACGTCATATCCACCTCTGTAAGTTGTACTTCCATCAGCATTAACGATTTTACTAAACATGAACTTATTAGGTCCATAAAAACCATCAATAGTTTCTCTAAGTCCCTTTGTTGGATTATATTCTAGGAAACCAAAAACATTAAATAGGTTTGGAAGATCAAACGTAGAGTTAGAGTAGTTATTCAGAATCATTGTCGTATTAGACAAGATTTCCCTTGGGTCTGTAACAGATACAGAATACTTAGGGTCTCCACCGCTGCTTGAATCTTGAGAATAATTTTGTAGAATACCACCAAATACGAAATGCTCAGCACCTCTGTAATTGTTATTGATATTATCTAGATCGCCGTAATCCCATACAACGTAGTCTTTTTGTTGTGGGGTATTAGATAGATCAATATCTACAAACTCTTCACCTTCTCTAAGAGAAGTTATTCTGTTTACTACTCTTGAAGTTCTTTGAACTGAACCTATTGTATTGTAGCTATAAAGATCATCCAGCGTCTTAATCCAAGCTTGAGGAATAGTAGCATGGTTTGGACCAAACTTAAAGAAGACAGGTGAACCTACAGGAGGTGCTCTAAAAAGATCAAATAGACCATTGTGATACTGGTCATCACCAACACCTAGGGCGAAACCGTCAGATTTATTGTATTCATCTTGAATTAGGGAAATACTAAGACTAGAACTACTGTCACCGAATCCACCATTAACGTTAAAGTCAATAACCGTACAACCCAAGAACGTTTGTTGAACAAATGGTCTTGTTAGTCTTCTTGGTCCGTTTGGGTGTAGTGGGTCTTGACTAGCATCTATTGTCCATTCGGCAGACGAAAACTGATCTGGAACCGCTGGTTGAGTAGGCCAATTGTCTCCGTAGAACAGTCTTGATGGGTTTATTCCTGGGTCTTCCATTTTCTTTTCCTAGTTATATGGGTTATACTTTATAGATCTGTCGAATTCTGTATTGTATTGTATGTTAAAGGCTGCTTGAACTTCTTGGGCCGAGTTGTATAACGATGATTGATTTGTAGTGACTATTGGATAATAGTGTATGTAGGGATTAAGGTTTGCCATCGATACTCTTGGAGTTCTATTTCTAGATTGCTCAGAAGAAGATAACTCACTATACCCAAAAAGTGGAGCAAGCCTGCTACTAAGTATACCGCTTGGATTTGGATTACCAAACTGTGTAGTCTGATTTTTATGTATTAGTTCTAAATTCCCAGAACTTGGACCAACATCGTAAATAGCATTAATGCCAGATGTAGGGTGAGGAATCTGATTTTTATTGTCTCCAGAATTGAAACCATCAAAATGAGCCTCGCCCGAAGGTAAAATGATGGCTGTATCACTTACTTTCTTTTGTTCATCTGTCAAATCTTGATATGCATTTTCTGGATTAAACATTATTTTGCTAGCTCATAAACCCAAGAAAGTTGTAAACTGTAGTTTCCGCTCTTAGGATTCCAATTTTCTACTGGTGCATTAACATACCATTTTCTAATTCCATATTCTCTTTCTGGACTAAATTCGTTTATTAGATTCATAAGTTGTGATCTAACTGGTTCTACTAAGCTAGGCTTCTGTAGAAGCAATGAACTTCTTCCTGATCCATATGGAATGTCTGTATAGTCAACGATGAAATCTATAGTCAAGTCTCTCTTGTATTCTGTTCTTGTACCAATAGACTGAAGGATAGGTCCAGTCTTTCTTCCTAGTACAGGAATAGAAGCGAATACGTCTCCTGGGTATGTGTCTGTAACAGCAATGTTTTCAGAAAGAACACCTGGAAGAATGTTTGTAGGTCTATTATCGAACTCAAGCGAGTAATTGATTTCGCCTAGGTTCTGATTATAACTAATAGAAACTGATTTAGGTTGAGCATTTAGCTCTGGACCAACTAAGTTATTAGCCCTTTTAAACAGGTCGCATCCTACGCCGAATTTACCACTGTTAGATACCTGATAGTATTTAGTTAGGGCGTTTTCGTATGTTGAGCTAGGACTTACTGGAAAATCACCACCAAAAATAGTTCCGCTACTTGGGGCACTACTTAAGCCTTTAATTTCTCCCTGCATAGATACATTGATGAACGGACTATCAGTACTTACGTTTACAGAACTATTATAGTTCTCATAAGCTATTCCGCTTGATAATAACCATGTTTCAGTTACAGAGTAGTTTCCTTCTGAAATGTCAATACTTTCATTTCTAGTGTGGTTAAAACCCTGATAGGCACTTACTAAGTTGAAAATACCGCTACCAATAATTCCCCTAAAATTAGGATAACCAGAAGCAACTGGGGCATTTTGTAACCTAAAGTGTACGAAGTCTCTGGCTTGTTCCCAGGCTTTTTTCTTATGGGTACTTCTTGTACCATCAAGATTTAAGTCTAAAGGGCCATAGTGATCTTTACCAGTAGCACTAATATTTCTTGTGATGGTATAGCTTCTTGCAATTGTGGTATTACCAACGGTCTCACCAAGAGAATCGCTAGCATCAACAGACCAAGTATCGGTGTAAGCCTGAATGAATCTACCACTCATAGCAACCATTTCATCTTCTGTAATAGATAAAGTAGCTACTTGGTTTCCGTCTTTGCCTATTAGAATACCATCTACATCAACATCGTTGTTTTTATCTAAGAGAACATCACATTCTAATTGTACAGTATATTTGCAATAGTCTGTATAGATACCATCTTCAAAATTTATGTTTACAAATCTTGGATAGCAGATAACAGTAGATTCATCTGTATGAATAGGGATTATTTCTAATCTTTGACCATCTCTATTGAATAGTTCTCTAAGGGCTTTTTGTTTAAAGAACATAGCATCAACGGCACATTCATATGGAACGTGCTGTCTATCTGGTCTATTGTCTATCTCTGGACTTTCAGAAAAGTTGTGACTTTGTGTAGTATCAAAACAAACGTATGGACCAGCATTAGCAGAAGCTGAACTATTGTTGTAGTACGGAAATAATTCTCCGGTTCTAGAGTCTCTAGCTAGAGGAAAACCTAAATCTACAATAATGTAACCTGTTAAGGTTATTGTGTATGTCTTACCGAAACTACCCTCATTATTTCTCAACACCTGATCTGATATAGAGACTAGTGGGGCTGGTCTTATAACGCAATCTTGTAGTGGGTCGTTCTTGTATCTTATTGATATAGGCATTATTTTCCTCTAACTCTCAAATCTAGTGTTGGATTCAAGATTCCTATTCCGTTTGTATGTAGAATAATTCCGCTGGTATCGATTAGTTCTGGATTAACACCAACAGAAACTAGAGTCAACCCGCTTTCACTTGCATCATGGGCCGACATGGATACCATATTCAGACTATTATACACCGTATCAGAATCTGGACCAACTGTATGTAAATTAACGGAATTTGTCGTTCTTAATGGGTCAGACACCGTATGTAGTATAATACTTTCTTCTGCTGGAGTTCCCCTAACAATCACACCTTCTATTCTTTCAATGTAAGGTCTTTGTGTTATGAAACTAAATTCTCTTGGGTCTTGCCCAGAAGCTTCTAGAATTATTTGCCCTCTTGAGTCACTGTATACAGTTCCACTTACACGAACATATTCTTCGTCTCTGTTTCTCAAGTTTGTTAAATCTGATCTTACAAAGTTTAGTGGCTTGTTTGAACCAAACACGTTAGCTGAGAACCAAGAGCTATCATCAACAACAGATGGTGGTTGACCCCTTAGCATTCCATCGTTGATATAAGCAGCACCAGCTTTTTGTACAGATACACCCGAATTTGGATAGCTATTTCTAGATCCATGAGCAACAGAGTAGTCACTATCTAATCTATGATTTCTTGAAATAGATACCGATCTTCCAAAGTTCACGTTTGTTTCGTTATATCCAATTCCATTAGCTGTAAGCTTTTCTGCAAAAACCCAAGCTTTTGATCTTGTTGACCAATCATATAGTTTGTTTTCAAATGTGTAAGTAGCTCCAGCATCTAAATAACTAGCACCAGACTCTAAATCTATTACGTCTCTACTTCCAATATCAAATTCTGCATCAAATTCTTTTCTAACAAAAGCACCAGAAGCTTCGGTAACGGCAACTCCATAGTCATGGCATGGGGCACCAACAACCAAGAAATCTCCATCTGAATCTAAACTGTAACCGAATCTGTTAGAGTTTGATACACCGAGAGTTTCTGGCTTGAATTTGTTAGTACTTAACCAGCCTTGTTCGTTATCTTTCTTGAATAGATAAGCTGATCCAGCACCACCGTCAGTTCCAACTTCTAGTTGTGTTAGGTTATTAACACCACTATAGTTAATAGATGTACTACCTTTCCAGGCATTAAATGGTGTTCCAACGAATACTTTTTCTTTACCTTTAGGGCCGGATATAGAAACGCTGTACCCGAATAAATCCCCAGGGTATCCGCCCGAAGCTATCATTTGTTCATCTATAAAGTCAACACCCTTTTCTACAAGAAGCTTAGAGAACGGATCGCCCATCAATGGAGAGTCTTCATAAACTGTTCCATCAATTGTATACTTGAATTTAGAGTGGAAACCTATAGCTCCCATACTTCCATCAAATTCACCTGAAACTCTCTTGTCTGCTTCTTCCCATGTTTCTTTCTTCTTAGGTGGAACGGGCCAAATATGTGGTACGATCTTAGATTCTTTGAAGTTAGATTCGTTTGTGAAGTTTGCTAATGTTCTTGTTGCGTTAGTTCCGTTGAATCTTCCAACTACTCCAGTATTAGCAAGAGAGTAAACACCGCAATCTCCAGTTTCTGGTGAAACTATCTTTTGGGTCATAGAGTAAACTTTATTTGCTCTATCATTACTATCTGAACTAGATGTTTTAATAGATGTTAGACTATTGATTAAATCTTGGATTCTTTGCTTGCTTTCTGAAACAGGCATAAATACGGCATCGCCAGAAGCTGATGATCCATATTGATCCTTATTTGATCTTCCATTAACTAATGAAGAGTCAGAGATAAGTACAACAGTTGATCTGTTCTTTCCTGTTACAAAGTTTGAGAATGTTTCTGGTTCTTCGGCAATAACAACTGGTCCATCTGCAACTAGTTTACCACCACAAGAATCTCCATCAACACAATACTTTGTGTTATCAGTCATAATAGGTCTTATGATTGGTGGTAGTATTACGGAACTTGGTGGAACATATTCTTGAATAACAATATCTCTGTATCCAATTATTGTTCTTTGGGTATAGCTGTGTGTTTCTACCTTCTTTTCAATAGGTAGTAAAACTCCAGATACATCAAGAAGCTTGCATGTTCTTGGTATTTGTGTGTTTCCAGCGATTACATTTGATCTATTTCCACAGGCAAAGAAATTAATAAAGTCTCTGTCAAATGGAACTTGAACATCGATAAACCCTTCTTCAATTGACTCTCCGAAAGAAACAGACTTTACTGTCTTCTTAACAGAGGCTTTTTCAGCAAGGACCAAATCTCCATCTGCATCATAGTCGTAGATTGATTCAGGTTCTTGTCCAGTAATTGTAAGAGGATCTTTCGCCCTTGTTTCTGGAGAATCTTTATAGTGAACATTACCACAGTATAAATCCATCTCTTGGCTTTCACCAGGGAAGTCTGAGTACCATCTGTAGTGAATTCTATATCCAGAACCAGGAATAGCTGGGAATTGTACCTTAGTAACACCAGTATTCATCTTGATAAGGTTTTCATAATCTTCGGCAATGTTTAGCTTTCTGTCATAAACTTCACCGCTGTTATAGATTATATTGAATCCTTCTTGAGTCTGTATTGGACAGAACTTGCTAATAAAACTAAATTGTTCTACCTTTTGAGCGTTTTCTGGATCACATCCTATTATGGCTGATTCTGCTACGTTAGTGAAATTAACACCTGTTGACTTAACGGCGTTCTTATCGCTCCACATAGCCATAGCATTTTCTTCTGGCAAGAACCAAGGTCTGATGCTTGTATTTAACTTATTGCAAATTTGATATGCAGTGAAAGCACTTTCTTGAGTTCCATCATATGTTATTACAAGTTTCTTATTACCAAGTCTTAACCAATCTAAGATAATATCGGCATCGCCCTGTGTAGGAACACCAGATGAATTAGCAATCCAAAGAACATCTTTAGTAGCAGGAATAAATCCGGCGTTCCATCCTTCTTCTACTGTATGACCAAGACTAGTGAAAATCTCTGGAAGTAATGATGTAAATTCTTTACCAACAAAGGCATCTTTGAATGAATTTCTACCAGTCCATCCACCAAGTTGTAGGATGAAAGAAGTTCCGCATTCAGTCTTAACTAAATTATCGTAGAACGAAATGTTATGATCTCTTGAATCAGCTATGTTCTTATAATTTTCAGAATCAATACCGGCAATCAAATAGATTTCTGATTCATCAAATCTTTGTCTTGAAGCAAAGTTTAGATGATTATCTAGATGTATTTTTTGATATGATTCATCTATTGTGCCAACTGTAGAAATTGTGCCCCTAGCCTGTAAAAGAGGATTCTTACCAAAGTCTTCAGGCGGATTATAGAATAAGCCAAGACTTGGGTTGTTAGTAAGATTCATGTTTACATAGTTAAGTATTCCGCTGCCATCTTTCCATCTGAAAGCTACATCGTCATATCCACTTTCTGTAAATAAGAAGTATTCTTGACCAACGGCAACTTCAACATCGCCATAAATAGGTTCTCTACCAAGAATTTCTGGTACAGCAGGAATAATTCCGCTCATACCCTTAAATTCAGCGGCAACCATAAGTGGTCTAGGTTGTAGACCCTTGTTATTGATATTGATATCTTTAGCAATCTTAATAGCTTCTCTAGGAAGAACTGGAGGCAATCCGTTGCTGAAATATTCAAATGGTAGATTTCTCTTCCAATATGTATATGGATCAGAATCGTCTTCTGGCTCTGGGTGTTTAAGTTCTCTTTCTGTCCATTCTGCTCTTAGGTCTCCACCGTCTCCGATGAATGGTCCGCACAGAGGATTGTAGAATCTGCAAAGCCCATACTTTCTTCCATTAACAACTTTATCATCCTTGCCCCAGTTGTTATCTGTGAATGTAATGTCTGGTGCGTAAAATCTAATGTCAGCAACACCGAAGGCGTTTAGATTATTATTGATTTCAACACTTGTATCGTTACTTCCCGCAGGAACAAATGATTTAATTACGTTTGTTTTAAACTGGTCGCCAGCGTCGTAGTTGTTATTAGTTAAAAGAGCTTCGTATTCGTTTCTAGCTGGATTAAGTCTCATTCTTGAGTCTAATCTATCTAGAATCTTATTGATGATTGCGTTTGACTGGGCATAAGCTCCATTCTTTTCCCAAACAGGATCATCACCAACTAAAACTAATCTTCTGTCTCCAAGGGCTAGCCATCTCTTGATTTCAGCAATGATTTCATCATTAGCAGCATCCACTTCTGGAGTTACAATGAATATAGCACCAGCTTCATCAGGAATTCTAAAGTCTGAGAAATCTGTCTTATCATATCCGCCGTTTTGGCTTATTTCTGTAGTATTGGTTTCATTACCAAATTCGTCATAACCTTCTGTACCGTTTAGGGTATTACTTAGATTACCAAACTTGTTGTATTCAAGAACTAATGTTGGACTTGTTGGAATAACTAATCTTTCTCTTTCAAAGATTCTAACAGCACCAGCATTAACATTAGATGCCCATGTACCATCTTGTGGTAACGTAAGTGTTGGATTCTCTGGATCAAAGTAGAATTCATGTTTGAAGTAGAAGTCAGCATTATCGTGAACACCTAAACTGTCAGTAGGAGAACCGAAAGCAATAACTGTCCCATCATTGTTTATACTTGAACTGAATCCAAGTCTTGGGTTAGGGGCACCTCTTCTTGGTACATTAAGGAATTGGCCCTTTAGACCAGCTTCAATATCATCCATTCCGTATGAATATACTTTCTTGAACTCTTTAATGTCATTATTTCTCCAGAAGTCTTTATCCGATCTTGCCTTAAACTTATCGCTAGGTGTAAGTTCGTCATAAAGCTGTGTTCCAGCTTCAACTGTTCCAGATGCTTCTTCTAGTGTCTTGAATCTAGCAAGCTTTTCGTAGTATTGTCCCTGAGTAGAAGAAGATTCGTCTCTGAACTTCAACCACTGACCAATAGAGCCATATAGTCTATTTCTTTCGTTCTTATCAAGTTCGTATACTGAGCAAGATTCTCTGATGTAGGGCGATCCAACAGCAATAACGTTTCCGCTTTCACTAATAGATACAGAGTGACCAAATCTATTTGGAAGCTTAGTAGCGGCATTATCTGGTGAATTGATTTGTTGTATCAGATCCCATGTCTGTCCATACTTTTCAAATACATAAACTCTACCGCCACTATCTGGCACTAGATTGAACTCTAGGGCCGAATTATTAGCAAACTCTAGTCCAACTCCAGAAGTTAATAAACTAACATTACCAGATAGCATAAGCCTTCCAGTATCAAGAATCTCATCTATTAGGGCACTAGATAGGGCAAAATGTGATTCTCCATCATCTTGTCTTGTTAATTCTTTTTCATATAGGAATCCACTACTTGGAACTCCATAGAAATCTTTAACACCGCTTTGGAAAGCGTAATCTTGGTAGAAGTTAAAGAATCTATCGATAGCTGGTTCTACGGCTTGTCTTCCAAGCGATCTGCTATTATCTACATAGAATCCAACAAGTGGAGGAATGTTATTATCAATCTCACCAGAATTGAAAGGATAAGCTCTTTGTAGGGCATTCTTCATACCACTAACCATTATCTCTTGAGTTTCCTCATTGATGGGTTGGTTAAGTATAGTTCTTGGGATTGTCTGTACAATTACATTTGGATTGTTGTATTTAGGAACTACAACTTCTGTATCATTTCTTCCGTCTGCTACATTGAAGATTCCGGTTGGGAAGATATTGATAACCTTCATGTTGATGTGTACGGCTGGTTCAGCAAAGTACTTAAACAAGAAATTATTGATTTCTAGCTTTTCAAACAGTTTATCGAAGTAGTATGTGTTTGCATCAAATTCATCACTGAAAATGAATAGGGCAAAGTTTACACCAGATGTTTCAATGTTATCGAATGTTCTTGACCACTTAGCACCTGGACCACCAACCACTAATAGTTCTCTGTCTTCTGTCTTTGCCAAATCAATAGAGTGACCAAATTCCCTTCCTTCTTGTCCAATCTGCCATTGTCTTTCTGGGATTGTTCCAATTGTTGGGATTGTTATTCTTCCTGGTACTTCATAATAGTAATCATTGATGAATCCACTAGGAAGAGTTAATTCTTCTTCTAGTGACCAAGCGGCTTTTCTACCGGCGACTTCTGCTTGTCTTCTGTATAAGAAAACTGATCCAGCTTTGTCATATCCACCAACAACTCTACCAGGGGCAGATACGGCTGTAAGGTCGCCCTTAGTCTTAACTACTTTACCATAGTTGTCGTGTACAAATCTTTGCTCTGCTACTAGTTTAACACCGCTGTATTGAATATCTCCAAGTCTTCCGTATTCCCATTCTTCGAATACATTAGGAACATCGTAAGAATCTGTCGATCCAGTCTTGATTGACATTGTAATGTCATAAGCAGAATTGGGGAATAATCCAGTGTACTTTCTAGCACCGTAGAATCCGCCCTCATAATAGTCTGGGTTTTGATCTTGGTTGTTCAGTCTATAAGGTCTTAAGATACCGCCCTGTACACACTCAGCTTCATACCATACTGTTCCGTGTGTCTCTACTTCTAATTCTTGGCAAGTCCCAGAACCTGAACAATCACCCCAACAAATTCCCTGTTGGTCTCTAATATCAGCACTTGCTGGAATAGATAAGGAAGTTTCATCAAATTCTTCTGTTCCTCTTCCTACGTTGTTTGTATTCCAAGAGATAAGAGGTGTACCGCTTCCATTTAAGTAAATTAATGGATAAGCAATTGTGTGCAGATTAAGTTGCCCACTAGCTTTCATTGGATCTAAATCTATACCATTCATAAATAGATTAAGATTTTCTACACCAATCTTTGGACCTGGAACATAAAGGTTGATAGCAGATGATCTAAATGAAGATTCTGTTGGAGACTGTACAGTCACATAAAGAGGTAAAGTTTCTGATCCATCATATACTTGTCTTGGTGAAACTATTGAGCTAAAGCATGTCAGATTAAACGCCGATCTAACTGTGCTATCGAAAGCACAGTCTGTAACCATAGGCAAGAATACATTAAATGGCACAGTCTCTTGATCGTTGAACGCTAATAGATTTAGCATCGCATAATCAAACTGACAGTTTGTATGTAATAATACATCCGAAGATAATGTTACACTAGCAATAGTTAATAGGCTTAGTGATCCGTTTGACCAAGTACCACCTAACGCAATTAAATTAACAGATTCATTTTCTGATGGTGGATTATCAGATACAGAGTGAAGTATTAAAGAATCATCAAGTGTCTCAAGTACATCTATTACTAGGGGCAAACTTCCTGGTTCCATGAACTCAGCGATTGAGTGAATGTTTACAGAGTTAAATACTTCTGTAGCTTTCACTATTGCGTCATCAAGAACTACCGTGGCAGCGTGAATGTTAAGATTGATACTGTACTGATTTCCAGATGGAACTTCTAGATCGTACTGTAGGAACATTGTATCTAGATTCTTAGGGAAATATTTGTGGTCAAACTCAGCGTCAAATACGTGAGGTTTGTTGTATCCCCAATATGTTTCTGGATCGAATGTGCAATCAAGTCTTTCCCACGACATCCAAGGATCAAGATAGAATTCTTTTCTATTTACTAAACAGATATCTCCACTAACGGAAGCAATATCTGGATACATTTCTTGAGTGTAGCTGTTTTTAGTATAAAGAGATACTATAAGCTTAGGACCGACTTTTCCGTCAGACCAAACCACAGAACCTTCTTGCGAGTAATCTACTACAGTTTCTGCAACGATAGCTCTCTTATTAAAGATATATCCTTCTGTAAGACCCTTTTCGATTCTAACTGTTGTAGAATAGAAGTTTTCCGCCGTATCAGAAAGGTTAAATCTCAAGAAGTCATTTTCTAGTTGTGTATTGTATGCTCCACTCCCATTTAGATTGAATCCAATAAAGTCTTTTCCGACTCTTTTTGTAAACATATCGAATTCACTAGTGAACTGATTACTTCTGAAAGCACCAAGATCAAAGTCTAGAGTTGATTCATCGATATATGACGGTAAAGAATATTGGTTATCTTCGGCAGAATCTCCTGGTTGTGACCAGTACATAGATTTTCCGTCTAAGAAACTCTGAACAGTAAGCTCTTTAGCTAACAGATTAGGAGTATAGATATCTCCATCGATTATATTATTATTAGAAAGCCCTAACTCATGTAGATGGAAATTAGCGTTTAGGATTGCAGTATTAATGCCGCCCGCAAAAGCTATATCTGCTTTGTAGATAGTTTCTTCTGAATCGTGTTTTCCATATAGAGACAACTTACCATTATTGTGTTCATTGTAAGTTAAAATCAAATAGTAAGGAAACTGTTTGTTTTGGAAGTAAGGAACAGAGATATTACTTGATCCTACTGTCAATCTAAACGAAGATGAAGTTGTATCTAAACTTAATCCAGTCGCCGTAAGTATATTAGCAGGAGAATAATCTTGTAGAGTAAACTTAAGATAGATAGAGAATCCAACAGAATTCAAAGGAAGAGTAGCACTAGGTCTATTTAATAGAACTGTGTCATATGCGTCTGCCGCTAAAACTTCTTCTGTAGCTACTGATTCATAAGCATGTGGAGAATCTAATAGTATTGTCTTGGTTCCCTGTCTTAGTCCAACATTTTTTAACCTTGTAAGGGAAGAAAATTGTATTGGTTGAGCCAATGAGTATTTTTCTTTCTTGGGCAAAACATAATTACCAGAAGAAAGAGAGAAGTCATAGTACCCATTTATAAAAGGAGTACTTAGTTGAGGATTACTAAAACCAAAGTCGAATTCATAAGGATTGAAAGGTCCAGATACAACGGAACCTTCTACACCAGCCCATCTTCTAGCATAGTTTGTCTTTAGGGTCGCTGGAGTTTTAAATCCGTGAGGGATATTTTCTATTAGGGAGTGAAGACCTGATCCATTGTTTACTATATCATCATTTACGCCTTGAGCGATTGGTTTTAGGGAACTTTCTGATCTAGTCTTTTCAATTCTAGCTAGATTTCCACCAAGTACTGAAAGTGATAGGGCATTAGATGGCTTGTATGTAACAACTAGTTCAACACTAGAGAAAGCCGCACCCACTGGGATTGGATAGATATCAACGAATAGCTTTTCAAAAGAAGGAAGCTGTGAGTAATCTTTTGGCTCACCGATACCATCTTTCTTCAAGATTCTTAGGGGCACTAAGTATTCTTGGAATGTTTCAGAGTTTACAACTACATCATCAGTTATTTGATAGTGGTTAGAACCTTGAGGGGCACCTTCGAAATATTCTGATAGATCAGAGATAGCTTCACCAGCTATTGATTCATTATCAAGATTGTTCCAACCACTTCCAAGCGGTGTTGTACCAGAACCAATAGATCTATTGTCTAAGAAATTGAAAGGAGTAGAAATATTTAGAAGACCATCATCAGTATAACCAACAACGTCTAGGGCGAAATCGCTACCTCCAGTAGCTTTTCTTGCTCTTACTTTAAGGAAGATTTCATCTACGATGAACCATGACTTGTCTGTGAAGTCTTTACTTAGTTTAGCTACAGGGAATTCTCTTTCGTCAAAAGCAAAAGCGAACTCTCCATTCTTGTAAGAGAATGAGTATGAATCGTCTTGTAGACCGAACTGTAGTTTTAGATCACCAAAACCAGCCGATCCAGATGTTAATACAGCATTAGAGAAATCGTATGATTCTGCTAGCTGACTACCTAGATTAACTCTACCTGTTTCGTTTTGGTTTGTATAGCCATAAGTTCCTGTCCATACGGAATTAACTAGTGGCTGAACTTTATCATCGGCATAGAATTTCTGTGGCTTGATAGATTTCTGGATTCTTAATCCTTTTTCTTGTACGCCAATATAGAAAGGTAGGAACTCATCTTTGAAGAACCCGAAGTCTCCACTGTTAGAAACTTCTGTTGCAGATACTCTTATGTATCTAGAACCGAAATCGCTATCATCAAAGAAGTCATCAAAACCATTATCGAATGAACTAAATCTATCTTCATTTAATACAGAAGTTTTAAAGTTCAGTGTAAAGTAGGCTGTGTTCTGAATACTGTATTGTAGCAAACCATAGATGTTAAAGTTATCATAGAATACACCAGTATTACCTGGGCCGACATCTTGATCTAAAGTGATAAAGTCTTCATCCCAACTATACTTAGTTCCATTATCAATTACTGGATTGCTTGAGTATGTAGTGAAAGACTCATCGCCCGAAACTATTATGTCTTCATATTTGCATATAGTTCTACCGATAGGATCTTTAAATTCTATATCGTGAATTTTGTAGGCAGAGTTAGAAGAAGCCCTAATGATAGCCTTGCTTTCTTTAAAGGACTTAGTAGGACTAGATAGACCGAATACTACATTACCGCCGTTTCTATTGTTGCTGTAGATGTAATTTGAGTCATCGAAGTAAATCTGAGAAGGAACACCATTAACGTGGTATGGGCCAGAGTAGACACCTTCATCAACTACGTCAGTAAGTCTAACCCCACTATTAGGGAAATACATGAAACTGCTGTAGTCAAAGTCTGGATAAAGCTTTTCGTAATTTGTGGTATCACTGAATGATCCAACGAATTTATCAAGATTAGTAACAACTTCTCCATTTACGGTAACTTTAGGCATCATGCTAAAGTTCATGTTGTTCTTTTGTCTTACCCTAGCTTCCCCAGTGAATGTCTGAGTATTCCTTGCCTCTAGGTTTAATTTAGATTTAAATTTAGAGATACCCTTGAAAGTACCGCTCATATCAATAAAGTTTGATACGCTATTGAGTTTGAGCGTAGAATCGCCCACTACAGATACGGAAGGAGCGAATCTTGCCGTAAGTCTAGCTTTTACTTTTGATATGGACTTTATCTTAACAGATAGAACATTTTCGCAATTGTCGCATCCCATCCTAAACTCTTCCTCTATTTAGTTCTTCTTTAAAGGTTTTAAATCTTTCTGCTATTTTTGTATACACTAATTCTTCAACCTTTGGTCCTATTGCTGCAAGTACGTCTGCACCAGTGATATTCACCGTATGCTGAGTCGGAGCTAGGCTAAGCTGAATCTTAGATTGTGATAATTTTTCAACAGCAGCAGATAACTCTTTAACCGATGAACTAAAGGTAGCCAGATTAGATAAATCTTTCTCTGACATAGCTGGACCACCAGCAACTTGAGGACCGGCCCCATTGTTTATATTAGCGGCAATTTGACCCTGTGGCTTAACATTCGCGGCTTGTGCAGCGGCTGCAATTTGCCCTGGACCTCCAACTGGTACATTAGCGTTGTTTCCAGCTAGGGTTTCTCTAAATACTCTTACTGTTTCAGCAAAGAGATTTGTAGATTCACTAAATTTGCTGTTAGCTAAAGAATCTAAATTATTTGCTAATGAATTGCTTGTGTTACCAACTTCCGAAAGTTTTCTCTTCTGTTGAAGAAGTTCTGGACTTTGACCAGTATAAGCAGCGGCCAACTCTGGGTCAGCACCTCTTAACGATAGACCTTGTTCAGTTCCGGCTTGGATAAATTTGTTAATATCCTTACCATATATGTTTGTAGCACCTAAAGCCTTTTGTTCTTCTGCGTTTTGTAAAGCTCCACCAATAGCCTCAGCACCAAATGATCTAGTTAATCTAGTATCACCACTAGCGATTGCTGCCTGGGCACCCTTAGCTTGTTGCTTCTTAATGAACGAGAATACGTCACCATTAAGTAAATCTTTGATACTTGCTTTATCTAGTTCGTTCTTCTTTTCGATTATATCAATATTCTTCTTGATAGCATCTGCTTGTTGTCTGTTAAGATCAATAAGGGTTGTTAATGATGCCGCAAGTTTATCTTGATTAGCAGAAGTCTGAGTTCTTTCTTCTGGATTCAATCCGCCTTGGTTAAGTTTGTCTTGGCTCTCTTTGAATTTCTTAGCTAGTTCATTTCCAGCATCAACTATTTCTCTCGAAGAACCAGTACCAACAGACAAACCTCACGACTCCATTACCATTGAATGTGTCGTCAACTCTAGATAGTTCTAGATTAGCTTTTTGTACATCGAAACCGTATGACTCACCAGGAGAAGCTATTCTTCCAGAACCTTCTGCTCTGAATTGGGCACCTTCTCTTCTTAAGTCAACACCTTGCTTCAAACTATTAAGTTGTTGTTCATAGGCAGAGTTTACCTTTAGGATAAGCTCAGCTTGTTTTCTTTGTTGATCGCCAAGAACCTTAGCGGAATCAAGAATAACACCACCTAACTTATCTTTGTTCTCATCGAATGTCTTTTCTAGACTCTCTAAAACAGCCTTGAAGATTTCTTCGTCTTTACCGTTTGTTAAGATACCATCGTCAACACTAACTTTTTCAGCAAGTAGTTTACCTATTTCATTACCGTTAAAGCCTTTTTCAATTTGGTCTTTAATGCTTTGAATCTTTTCGCTACTTCCATCATTTTTGTTAAGATCAAATCCATTAGTTCTAATCTTTTCAAAGTTACTTAAAGTACTTGAAAGAGTGTCGGCGGATTCTTGGATGTACTTACCTTTTTCTGAATTAGCACCGCCCGATAAAGCTATTTGTTCTTCTGAGGCTTTCTTGATAGATTCTAGAGCTTGAGGCAACCTTCCAATATTCTTAGAAGAGAACTCAAAGTCTTGCTGTACTCTTTCTTGACTAGTTGATCCAGATGTTAGATCGCTTTCTTTCTGGCTAGCATTAAGCTCTGCCCCTCTGAAACTAGATAGAACTTTCATTCTAACAGATTCTAGCTTAGAAAGTTTTTCTTCAAGATTCAATTGAGCAGTAAGAATATCAAACTGTTGCTTTTGGACTCTAAGGATTTCTTGTTTAGCGGAAATATTTTTTTCTACTTCGCCATTAAGTTTGCCTTGTTCTTTTAATATGTTCTTTGTAGATTCTAACTCTTTGTTTAGGATTTCTAGCTCTTGCTTTCTACCAACTACAGCCTTACCCTTTTCATCTTTACCACCTTCTAGGGCGAGTCTTTGGTTAGCCTTACTAAACTTCTTGTTTCCAATAATGTTAGATAGATTAGTTCCTTCTGAGCCTTGTTGCTTTTGGAATGTTTCTGCATCCTTTTCTAGATCGACTTTACTCTTTCCAGCTAGGGCGTTAGCGTATCCAAGGTTTCTACCCTTTTCTTTTGTTTCTTTACTATCGGTGTAAGAGCCAACGTAGTCAGAAATATTATAACCCGTTAAGGCTTTAAGACCACTGCTATTACTAAAGAAATCATCGGCACCCTTGGCTGTTCTTCCGGCTATACCTTTACCAAATCTAGCTTCTGTATTTGCCCTTGAATCTAGCGATCCATTAATCGATCTATCAAAGTATCCACCAGTGCCAAAGTATCCAGCTTTTTCTTCGCTTTCTTTTACTCCAGCGTCTCTTCTAGAATCATTAGCTGCATTAAATGCATCTTCTCTCTTGTCTAGATATTGAGTGATGTTTAAAACGCCGTTTTCAAAGTTCTTTACTGCTTTTGCTGACTGCTCCATTGTTGCATCAAAGATCTTTAGATTCATATCTTTTAATTGCTTAGAAGCGTCTGCGGTCGCAGCAACGAATCCAATCAATCCGCCAGCGGCAGCACCAGCGGCAGTACCTATAGGGCCGAACAAACTACCAATAGCCGCACCAGTACCAGCACCCTTAGCAGCACCACCTAGGGCACTTGCCCCAATAGATAACTGTGAGTTTGATTTGAATTTAGAGTATTCGCCATTCTCTAATTGTTTGTTAGCAACTTCTTTTCTGTTTTCTGCAAATGTATCTAGACCAGAACCAACAGCAAATCCGGCAGCACCAGCTAAAGCACCTGGAGATAAACCAAGACTCTTTATACCAGAGATTCCTTTGCTCACAAGAGGATTAGATGTAACTCTACCTTTTAAGGTATTGCCCTTAACTAATTCTGCGTTAGTTGTAACCTTTTCTAATTTTTGGCTAGATGCTTCAAAGTCGTATCTTTCTCTTCTAGCTATGCCTCTAAGTCTCTTTTGCTCAGCAAAATAATCTTTATCACCGCTCTTTTTCTTTCCTTCGTTGTTTGGATCTAATTCGAAGTCTCTAGCTTTAATTTCGGCATCAAAATAGTCTTTCTTTTTTCTCTCGTTTGCTTTTTGATATTTTGCTTTTTTAGCTTCTGCTTGTTCGATATCTTTCTTTGTGGAAGTTCCGAATATTCCAGAGCCTTTAACAGATGGAGCTTCTGATTTATTAGCTTCCATAAATTCAGTAAATTGCTGAATACCACCCTTAGCTTTTTCTAGACCAATTTTGAATAGACCAAAGCTAGTACCAAACTGAATAGCTAATGTCGAAGCTACTGACAAACCTTGCCCTAATGCACTAGCTGGATCGATAACAGCACTAAGAGACTGTGAAAGAACAGAAGCTGTTGCTCCTAATCCAAACAAAGCTTGTGTAGTCTTACTTACTTCACCACCTAACAATCCACCAGACGACTTTTCTTCTTTCTTTTCAGTAACTTTGAAAGCACTAAATGGATCTACTGGACCACCAGTAGAAAAATGTTGAATACCATCTTTACTCTTGCCTATAGCTCCACCATTCATTTGCATAAGTTTAGACATACCGTATTTTTTTACGGCTTTCTTATTTAATACAAACTCACCAGGAGTTAACATAGCAGGAACGCTGTCTTTATTTCCAACACCAGGAACAGAACCACCAGTATTGAAATTAAGAACATCATTTATAGAACTAACACCCAATCTTTTTAGGGCGGAATTCAATGTTTTAGAATATGAAGTGTCTTTGTTTTCTAATCTAGACAGAACAGTATTGATTTCTCTTGCTCCAAGACCTTTTGACTCAAGCTTTGATCTAAGATCGCCTTGAGTATTTTTAGGCTTTTCCTTAATATCTCTAGAATAAGGAAGTAAAGAAGCCGGATCTGAATTAGCTCTGTCTTTTTTGAATGTCAATGTACCAGTGCTTATAACACTTTCAGCTTTACCAGCTTCATCAGTAGCTGATCTAATCATTTTTTGCCCTATCTCTTTTGTTTGCTTAGCATCAAGATATGGCTTAGCATCAATGTGAGTTAGGTTGTCAAATTTAGATACTGGCTCTGAGAAAAGTTCAGCTAGTTTTTCTTTTGTCTCACTAGAAATATCTTTGAACAAAAAGTCAAAAGTAGAATTACCACCCTGTCTTGGTAATCCTGTAAGAGCGTGATACGCCCCTTCTGTCATATATCCAGTGATAGTAGAGATTAAGCCAGAGTCATTTACTAGATTCTTTTCTACACCTAACATCTCAGCCGTATCTGGTGTTATGATAGGTTTCATATTAAGTTGTTTAGACAAAGTTTTAGTAATAGCATTTACCATAGGTAAAACATTTTGCTTTACGTCATCTTTTATCATACCAACAATGTTCTCATTTTTTTGAACATCGTCTCTTGATAATACGAATGTGTCTATATCAGAACCGGCAAAAAGTCTATGAGTTTGTTTATCTTTATCTTTTCTAACAATATCATTATCAAAGACATAGTTTGAACTAGCTTTACCAGATTTAGTTCCAGCCAAGAAGAATCCACCGACTCTCTTTTTCTTGTTAGTTACGAAACCACCATCTGCGAAGTATTGAACTCCATCTTTTGTATCTGGTGTTCCGCCGTTATTCATAGAGTTAAGTCTGCCCATTCCTATCTTAGAAACGGCTTTCTTATTAAGAACAAACTCCCCAGGCATAAGCATAGCTGGTACTGAGTCTTTATTTCCAGCCCCAGGAACAGGACCACCTTCGGCAAATCCTTGTGGATTCTTTAGATTTCTACCAAAGCTTCCTAAGAATGAACCTGCGGTCTTTGCAATCTTAAGTGTCGCAAAAATCCCTATAAGTGGAATAATATCTTTAAGGGCACTAGCTACCTTTAATAGAGAAGAGGCAAACTGTAGAGAAGAATTAGCCATAGTCTGGAAGACTGGGCTTTCATAGATAGATCTAACAAGGGCTTCGAACTCTTCTTTTACTTTAACAATCTTGTTCGCTAATGTTTCTTGAGCCTTAGCAGCATCAGAGTCTAAGCTTCCGGCACCCTTCTTAGCAGACTGTAATGCCTTTTCGGCAATAGCATATTGCTGTAGCAAAGGAATAACTTTACCAATCTGTCTGTATCCACCAAGTTCTTCGGCAATCTGAATGAACTTAGGATCACCCTGCTCTAACTTACCAAAAGCTTCATTAAGTAATTGAGTGGCTTTCAGCGGGCCGACGAACTTACCTTCTACGTCTTTTAGATCAACACCAAGTTTCTTTAGATACTCAAGTGTTTGAGGTCTTTGAATTCTAACAAAAATGGTCTTTAAAGCTGTACCAATAGATTCAGCAGATTCTCTTGTTGTAGCTCTTACAGATGTGAAGATAGCTAATAGTTCATTTAGACTACCACCCGAAGCTTTGAAAACACCACCTACTCTTCTAACTACGTCAATTAAGTCATCAGATTCTACCGCGAAGTCGGCAGACACTTTATTAATAGCACCCAACTGTCCAGCTAGGGCACCAGCACCTTCACCAAACTGATTGAAAAGGGCAATAGCACCTTCTGTAGTCTTCTTGATATCTGTGAATGTTGGAGCTAGTTCTGTTTTAGCTAAAGCTTCAAGGGCGACTTTAGTATCGTTTGCACTAAAACCCGCTTGAGCTAAAGTTAAAGATACATCCAAAAGAGTCTTAGATGAAACCCCAAGACCAACTGCTAGTCTTGTAATTTCTTTATTAAGGTCTCGTAAATCAGGAAGAGTTTTCCCTGTAACCTGAGATACTCTAACCATTTGCTTTTCAAAGTCTATAGCTTCATTGAAAGCACTAGATAGACCAGAGGTAAATGCACCTACGGTTCTAGTAGCTAACGAGAACGTTACGAATCTCTTAAACGAGATAGCAAAGGTTTTAGCTAAAGCTTCCGCAGTGTTATTAGCTTCTGCGGTAGCTTGTTTCAATTCCTTTACTTGTCTTATTGTAGAGGCAACGCCCTGAGATTTTACATTTACTTTTACAGTAGCATCAATGCCAGAAAACTGGGACTCGATATTTCTAACTATCTTGCCCAGTTCCGCTGGTTCTCTCATTTGTAATTGTAAGCTATAGACAAATTTTGCCATTTAAAACTCTCGAAAGAAAAAAGATTAATCTTCTACGGGAACTTCTTCTTGCTTATCTGTAGTTTCTTCTTTCTTTTCTTCTACTACAGGAAGAACGTCATTCCCATCTTCATCTACATATAGTGCTTCGATAGTGTAGTTTCCGTCTGCGTCCAGAGGGTTTCCGTCTCTATCTGTTCTGTTTCCTTGATCGTCAATGTAGTGACCAAGTTCATTAACCCTTTTGCCATCTCTATCGACAAGGAATTTACCCTTCTTATCGATAAGCCTTAGCTTGTCATCAACAAGACCAAATCTAGATAGCCATACATTTTCGGGAAGTTTCTTGGCGAAGTCTTCTTCAATAGAATAGAGCAACTTAGCTAACGCTTCTGCTGCCTTAAACGCAACGTCATCAGATGATTTTTCTTGATAGTCGTCGTAGCTCTTGTATACTCTTGTGCCATTCTCATTAAACACACAGCTAGCAACAAAGTAATCAAACCTTGCGTTGCTCGCGATAGATTCTGCCGTATTAGCTTCATAGCTTTGTCTTTCTCTGATTAGAGCCATGTATTCATCTCTTAGATCCTTGATCTTAAGAGCTTTATCTACGCCCTCTTTGATGGTTGTTTTCTTACCACTTCCATCGCCCTTGTATAGAGATAGTTCAATCCTATTGATTTCTTTTACTATCTCCTTTTCTTTGTTCTCTTTTGCGTCGGTCCAAATACCTTTGGCTTTTAGAAGGTCTTTCATTTGAACTTTTGTCTTAACATCATTGTCAACGCACTTAGTAAATTCTACCGACTCGATTGAGTCCGCTTCTCTGATTACTCTGTCGTTTGGTGTTCTTACAATGTACTTCTTATCGTTTACAACAATTTCTACTTTACTCATTTCCTTTTTTTCCTATCTTAACTGGTAAAACTAAATTAAATCTCTTCTTCTTTATTTCGTATTGGGCCAATTCAGAATCTATGTTTCTTGATTGTGCATTACCCTTATCCAAAATCTCTGTTCTGACTTGTTGAAAAAGATCCTTAAGAATCAATTGGTCTTCTGTAAGTTCTTGATCGCTATCGTGACCCCATAAAAATCCAAGATGGTTCTCTATAGAACTTATAGACCCAATCATGGTTGTTTTGAGTTTCTTTACAATAGTGTCTGATAAACTTTTCTGACCATCATTCTTTAGGACTTCTTCTCTTCGATTCTTGTAGTCACCAAGAATCTCTCTATTTTTTTCAAAATCGTCCATTCCGTCATTTCCTCTATTTAACTTGTTGTGAAGCTTTTAATCTTTCATCTAGTAAGTCTTGTTGCTCTATTGAGCCTCTTGAATTAATAAGACTTTCTCTTTGTTTCTTTATCATGGAAGCGAATGGGCTATTAAGGCTTTCTACCTTCTTTGCAGCCTCTCTGTCGTTTCCAACTACTTTGTAAATCTCTTGTGAATTTCTGATTTTTGAATTTACAATCGATTTATCTAGGTCTTCCTGACCAGCTTTTTGCTTTCTTGTCTTCGATTGTTTAATAAACCAACCGTCCAAGAGAACATCATCTTGTACTACGTCTTCGTGTGGAGCATCTATAGATTCATACACATTGTCATATGTTTGGGACCAAGCTATCAAAGATTTCTGATTATTGGTCAATTCTAGGTCTGGATAGAAAATAAGCGGTTTGTTAGAATTTTCCCTAATAGACCAATTTAGTCTCCAGGGTTCATTTCTTGCTAAGTCTCTAATGACCGATTCATCTATTGAGTGAAACTGATTGTAATCATAAATAAGCTGACTTGGGGAGATAGATTTAAATAAGAATTTCTTATTGCTTCTTGTATACGTGCATCTTTTTATGATGTATAGCAATTTCTCTTTGCTCGCCATGCCCTCACATGTTTTATGAAAGTATATGTGTTTTTTCTTGTGATATTCTTCATATCTTTCGGTAGCTAAAAATATAGAGTTTTTTAACTGTCTAAGCTTTGATCTGTCTGATCTATTTTCATAAGCTAGAAGTTTTGTATCATCAATAAATGTTTTTACATTCTCCATGTCTTTATCTTGATTCCATGACCACATATCCAATTCCATCATCTTTTCTAGCATTTCTTCTTGGGTCATTACAGACTCATTCATAAATTCCATATAGACAGTTTGATAGTGTTCACATGCATCTCTATAAATTTCTTTTGTGGGCGGAAATACAAGTAATTCTCTTCCAAATACAGAACACTTTGCAACGCCCGACATGATCCTATAAAGAAAAAACTCCCTTTCGTTATGGTCCATAATAAACCTCAAAAGGGAGTTGTTTTTGTTTCATATTTTTGAGTCCTTTTAAATATCCTATTAACCTAATTATTCTTTTGTATCGCCTAGGCTTGTTACATCTACAAGGGCAGTTTCTGCTGCTGTGTAGTTTCCAAGAGCAGGATCTTCTGGATGCAATACTCTAAGATCATTATAGTTAACATAGCTATACTTTAGACTCACATTACCACCACCAGCATCACCACCACCGTAGTTTACTGATTGTAGTCTGTTTCTTCTTCCAAGGTCGAAGCAAGTACCATCATTGATTCTGATGAAAATCTTTTCTTCTCTTGTGTTGTTACCTACGTCCTTAGTACCTCTTAGGGCGGGGTCACCGTATTGGTAAGCATTGATAAAGTCTCCGGATGTCGAAATAGCTTCGATTTCTGTAGATACTTCAATTGGGAAAGTAGCAGCCTTGTAGTATGGACCTTTGCTTCCAAGTTCTAGCAAGTCTTCTCTTCCTGTGCTTGTAGAGATCGAGATATTCTGTAAGTGTACTCTTGGAGCACCACCAGAACCATAAACTCCGATATAAGCATTACCAGAACCACCACCACTTACACCGTAAATAGAAGTTGGGAGAACTGACTTATCAAGTCTAACATTTTCTCTTCTTTGGATACCGCCTCTAAAGGCTATAGTTCCACCAGCACCAGTATCAAGAGCAAGAGGATAATCTCCACCAGCACCAGTGTCTGGATCGATCTTGAATTCACTAACCAAGTCAATCGAAGCACCAGTAAACCCAACTGGGTTTCCGCTTGCTTCTGTAAACCATCTCTTGTTGTTACCAATTACAGTAATAGACTCTGTGCAATTTCCTTCTACAGGCATTGTATAAGAAAGTTGACTTACATACATTCCAGAAAGATAAACTTCTACAGGAGCAATACCACTAACTGCGTCTTTATCTTCTGGGTAAATCCCAAGACTTATGCAGCACTTTTCTTTCGATCTAGAAACAAGACCAGCGTTTGAAGCTGTTGGTGTTGCCAAGTGGTAAAGAAGTGGATATCCATCTAAAACCTTTTCCATAGTAACTTCTACTTCTGGAAGATTTTCGATGTTTTCGTAGATTTGAACCATACCAAGCTCAAAAGCTTGTTCTAGATTGAAACTTGTATTGATACCGATATTCTGTACACCGTGAACTGGTGTAACTGCGGCTGCCGTTAAGCATGGTTTGATACCAACAACTTGACAAGCATAATATATTCTATTGTTTTCAGACATTTTTTATCTCCCTTAGATTTACTTACATCAATTAATTATACACAAAAAACGTTAAATACTTAGCTTGACAAGCTCGACGGTAAACTTTACGACACCGGCAAAAATCGAATTGTTTTTTGTTTGACTCTTTGTTAATGAAACATTACTGAATCTAGCTAGGTAGCTAGGATACTGCGTTACTAATTCCTTGTAATTTAAAGCCCCAGGAATCGGCATACCCCTATAATCTATAGGGAAATCACCGTTTTGGGCTATCTGTGTACTGTTGAAAAAGTAGATAGATTTGTCATTCTGAAAGGAGACTATATCCAACAATATGTTTCCGGTTGTATCATTTTCTGCAATACAATGGAACAAAACTGTTGTTTTTAGTATTTGTCCACCACCAAGTTGATATCCAGAATGCTTTCTATCAGCTAATGGCTCTATAGCTATAATGGGCAGTTTAGCTATAAGTTCGGGAAAATTTTCTTCGTTTGGGTTTGCCGTTATAGTTCTCAAATAGTTAGATTCTGAGTATTCCACATTGATCCATTTATAGCTGTGTTCTACCTGAACTTTACTAGTCGAGTTAATTGCGTCATTGAATATCACGCACCCATTTCTATAATCTATGTAATGACTATAAGTACCAGTTGTATTCGAAGGATAGAATACATCATCTACATAAATACCAGTTACTAACAAGGGAGAAGCTCCGTTGAAATCTACTCCGCTCTGCCAAATCCAGTTAGGATGATTACCTCTCCAAACTTGACCATATACAAAATTAGGATTTTCAACAACTTTTAAAAGACTATCATCTTCATTGAGATTTACATTGAAGAAGTTGCCCTTGTTAAGCAATCCCCAATCAAAAAACTCAACCAAGTTATCAGCGATTTCGTTGGTTATTGTTGTGTTAAAAACACTACTAAAACCTTTCAAGTTGAAAACACTTTCGCCTAACATTAGTCTAAATACTCTTCTAAGATACGTTTAAGTTCTGATTCGTTACCTGGGGATGTAATCGCCCTAGTAATAAAATTATTTTCAGCAGTTCCGGCAAATTCTGGAGGAACTCTCCATACGCCTCTTTCTATCATAATACCACCCTTAGATCTACTTCCAGGGGCATCAAGTTTTAATAAGAAACTGTATCCATCAATAACTGTTGCATAACCTTTTGTAAGCAACCAATCTAACCAGTGAAGATCTCCACCGTTTTCCGTATAAACGTGACCTTCGGGAATCCCCAAAAACCTTTCAAAATCATCTGGTATGAAGTTTAAGTAAACCCCGCCCACTAAATTCTTGTTGACACTATTTACTTCTATCGAGAAAGATTCTGATGCTGCTCGGCAAATAGCTTCTACTATCTCATCATTGCTTCCATCTGGAATACCGAACTGTGGTCCAAGTCTTCCATATCTTCCTTCTAATATGTCTTGCATTTCTGGTTGTTGTTTAACCCAACCATAAATAAGAATCTTAACTTTTGACTTAATAGCGGAATTTTTACGGGCAAATTTTTTATTGAAAAAAGAGGCAATAGACTCTTTGATTTTATCTATAATAACACGTTGGGTTGTCTTTACTTTTACGGTTATTTTCACGATTCAAGTTTCCATATGCAATAACCATAGTCTTTCTTTTTGAATCCGTATGGTATCACTCTTCCTGTTCTAGAAAAAGTGTGTGTGTTAGTTTGATCGTTGTACTCTATTCTTTCTGCACTGTTGATCTTTATGGCATCTTCCATCTTACACAGTACAACAATGCTACCATCAGGTATGGCGGTCAATCCGAATATCTTTGTCCATTCTCTTGGATTCCAATATAACTTGACCCTTATGCAATCTTTGACCTGTTCTTCATTGAAAACCTGCCCCTGATAGCTAGAGGGGTTTCCGTTCGTTCGTTTGCCGTTTATTGAATTTAAAGGAAATGTGTTCTGGTTCAACTGTGGGGCGGAAACCGAAACTTTTTTAGGATAAAAGACGGAACACTCTACGCCGAACAACTCGTATGTCTGGTCAGCGAGTTCTTTCCATTCATCGAATAGCTCTTGAACTGTGTCGTCTGGTATTCTGGTCATTTTTCAAATCTTTTAAAGAAAGAATAAATTGGAATTACTTTTGGGGCAACTTTCTGCTATAAATAAGACATGTTAGGTTGGAAGTCCCAAGAATCAATTGGATTGAACTTCGATACAAGAGCGGTTCTATCAAGGATATAACCGTTGTTATCAAGTGAATCTAATAGATTCTATACGAGATACACTCCACTACCGGCAGGAATAGAAACTGGTCTAGTCGATGTGGCAATGGGCGAATTTGTTTTTGGATGTGCTACAACTTTCTCGTCTGAAAATTGATCTACTACGTTTCTGCCTTTACCAGAACCAATAACAATAGAACCATTAAAAGTCTTGTTATAGCTAGTTGGGTGTGCAGTTTGGTTTTTTGCGAATTTTTGGCTCATAATTTACCTCTTAGTCATTATAATCTAAAACTACTATACACTTTAAACTATTCTTGACGCTTCTATCATTATCTGTTCTTTTTGAGCATCTGTTAAGATCATAAAGCCACCAAGCAATTTAAAAATTTGATCCTCAATACCAATACTTAGTCCAAATTCCCATCTAATCTTAGCTTCCTCACGTTTCTTTTCATCCTTCATACTATTAAGTAACATCTCAATAGTATTCATACTTAGCCCATTTCTCACTAGCCAAATTCTTAATTGAGCAGGAGTAATTGTACTAGGAATATGATAATTTTCTACTTTGGGCGAATATTCTGGAGCTTGATCTTGTGGAACTAGAGTTTCCCCTTCTGGTAGCTTAAGCTCTGTAACTCCATCCCATTCAATTATGTTTATGGTTTTTCCATCTTTAACTATTGAGTAAATCATACTTCACTTTGTAATCCATAAAAATCGTCAATTTTTGGTAAGACAAGTTTGGTCTCTCCAATATGTATCACCTTTGGTTTTCTGTCAGTAGTAATATTTATTCCGCAGGATTTTGCCCTATGACAAAAAGCGTAGTCTTCGGTAAAATATGTCCCTGGTACTTCTACTCCATCAATATTCTTCTCTATAACCATAGGAATAAAGAAAGGTAGGAAACAAGTGTAATCAGCAGACATACATCTTTTCATTTTGTATGTATCTTTGATTGTATTCAATACATCTACACCTAATAATGTACACCCAAATCCACATCCCTCTGTATCACAATATCTATAATTTTTTAAATATTGATGTTTGTATCCGTTTTCTGTTAGTGTGAGAGCGGCAAAGTTTGCATCTTTTCTTAAATATGGAGCAAAGAAGAAACTATATCTTCCTAGGCTTTCATAGTTCAAGATAAATTCGTCTATATCTTCATTTGAAACTTCTATATCACTATCTATCCAGAGAATTGCATCATAGTGATTATCTAGGGCGAAACTGGCAATCATTGACCTACACATATCTATAGCCGAACAATTGCTTGCCCTCCAGACAGTGTACTTAGTTTCTAAATATTTTAAAAGGTTTTCTGTTTCTTCGCAGATATTTCTATGGTACGGAGTTACTACTAATAGTTTCATTATGTCCATGACTCCGTGATTACGACCACTATCCCAGGTCCGCCTTGTCCACCAGCACCAGAATTATAAGTTCCAGTACCAGCACAAGCTCCACCACCACCACCGCCTGATCCATATCCTCCACCATTACCACCAGCACCCGCTGCTGACCCGAATGAAGAAGCTCCACCACCACCACCATAACCAATATACATTCCTGCCACCTGTGTCCCATTAGATCCTGTTTTAGTTCCACCAGTAGTACCGCCTGCGGCATTACTGTTTAAAAATCTTTCATTAACAAAAGCACCAGTTGGATCTGCACCACAAGCTGTTGCTATGATTCCACCAGCACCACCATTTGCTGCGGCAGAACCTGTTACTCCAGCACCACCACCACCACCGGATGATGCAAATCTTAGACTTGTAACTGGAGTATTTCCTGGTCCAGCACTACTGCTTCCAGCACCACCTAAACCTGATAAGCTATTAACACCACTTCCACCATTACCAGATTTGTCTGCTGCATATAATGATCCAGCTAACTGTGCTCCTGGCTCTGTATTGAATAAAGCTCTATAAACACCAAAAGATGAATTACCTGGATTTGTTGGGGCACTAGGATTAGCTGTTGTAGCATTAGCTGCCCCTGGAGTACTTGAAGCACCAACAGTTACTGTTTCAGTCGATCCCAAAGCTGTAGCGTCCAAATTCATCATTCTTAGAATAGAACCTGGAACTCCACCTCTTCCTCCATCGTATGAATTTGTCCCTAGTGGATTATTTTTGTATCTACCACCACCATACCCACTTTGCCCTGGGGTTATAACTTCAATATGTACAAGCTTAGCATTAGCTGGCTTTGTCCAAGTACCAGAAGATGTAAACACGTTAATAACTTTAGTAACACCACCGCTACCTCCAGATGGTGTTGCCCATGTACCATTACCACACCAGAATGTCGTAGATGATGCTGATGTCCCAGAGTTTAGATTAGTTACTGGAAGATTGCCTGTAACTTCTGTAGCAAGTGATACGGCAGTACCAGCAGACCATGTATCTGTTGCTGTTCTTCTTACTATACCAGTAGTAGCCAATCCTTCGACAGCGGCTAAGTCATTAGCTAGGGCGAATGTTGGAGTACCTGTTGTGGTAATAGCTGTACCTGTACCAGTTATAGTCAATCCAGCCGCTGGTTGAGTTAGTGTTATTGATGTAACAGTTCCACTTCCACCTACAGTAGCCCATTCCATAGCTGTTGCTGCTGCATTTGTTCTTAAGACTTGAAGTGAAGTACCGAGGGCTGTTAATCCAGTTCCTCCTTTTGCTACAGTAACTGTATCAGTGAGTGTTGAACCAGCCGCTGGAACTGTTATATTTGCTGTTCCATTAAACGAAACACCATTTATAGTTCTTGCTGTTTGTAGGGCTGTTGCCGTACCTGCATTTCCAGAAACCGTAGTTTGATCTCCTGTGTTTGTGCCGCTTACTGAAGCAGTAGCTGATGCGGTTAATGTTGCACCATCTACTATAGTTAAGGTTGATCCAGTTGCTGGAGCAGTAATAGTTACTTTATTAATTGTAGTAGCAGAAGCAACACCAAGCACTGGAGTAGTTAGTGTTGGACTTGTAGCTAAAACAATACCACCAGAACCAGTTACTGCTGCGGCTAAAGCTGTAGCTACACCAGTACCTAAACCAGAAATTCCTGATATAGGAAGTCCACTTACGTTTGTTAAAGTACCACTTGAAGGAGTACCTAAAGCACCACCTGGAACTATGTAATCAGTACCAGCTACAGCTATACTAGGAACGCCAGTACTTGTTGTATTCTTAAGAAGACCTGTAGCTAGACCACTTAGGGCAACTCCATTGATTCTAACAACAGTTAAAGCTGTAGCACCAGTCGCATCTCCTGTGTGTGTCGCATTACTTACAAGACCTGAGTATAAACTGTTTACGGCATTATCACCAGTGTTGGTTCCACTTACTGACGCAGTAGCAGATGCAGTAAGTGTTGCACCGTCAGCTATTGTTAATGTAGCAGAAGTAGTTGGGGCCGTTATCGTGACTTTATTTATTGTAGTAGCAGAAGCAACACCTAAAGTAGGAGTAGTAAGTGTTGGAGAAGTAGCTTTTACATAGTTACCAGTACCAGTTACGGCAACGCCTTGTATAACTGTAGAGCTAGTCCATTCTGCTGCTTGTCCTGCTGTAGGAGTACCAGAGTTAGATACGTTTCCTCCACCACCAGGAGTAGCCCAAGTTCCGTCTCCTCTCCAGAATGTAGAAGAAGAAGCACCAGTACCAGATCCTAGATTAGTAACAGGTAGATTTCCAGTTACTTCTGTTGATAACGAAACCGCCGTTCCTGCTGTCCATGTATCTGTAGCAGTTCTTCTTACAATACCTGTAGTAGCTAATCCTTCCACGGCAGCTAAATCGTTAGCTAGAGCAAAAGTAGGAGTACCAGTAGATGTTATTGCAGTACCAGTTCCAGTAATTGTTAAACCAGCGGCTGGTTGTGTAAGTGTAATAGATGTAACAGTACCGCTACCAGAAGATATTGTTGCCCACTCTAAACCTGTAGCAGTTGAATTAGTTCTTAATACTTGTAGCGAAGTTCCTATGGCGGTTAAGCCAGTTCCTCCTTTACCTACAGGAACAGTATCTGTAAGAGTAGAACCGGCAGCGGGTACTGTTATATTAGCAGTACCATTAAATGATACTCCATTGATAGTTCTAGCGGTTTGTAAAGCTGTTGCAGTTGCTGCATTACCAGTAGTGCTTTGATTAAATGTGGGCCAAGTAAATGTACCAGTAGAAAAGTTACCAGATACTGGCGTTCCAAGTACTGGAGTAACTAGAGTTAAAGATGTCCAAGTTCCAGTCGGCGTGTATGATCCACCTAATTCAAGAATTGTATCATTTGCATCTCTTAGTGTCTTAGTTTTTTCTGCTGTTGTTGGACCTGCAAACTTAGTAAAACCATTACCAGTTCCACCAAATGTACTAGCTATGATTTGAGCTAGGGCAGCACTACCATCAAAATTATTCCCGTATATTGCTCTTGCAGTTTGTAGTGTAGTTGCTGTTCCAGCATTACCGCTTATCGATCCAGTAATAACGCTAGAAAATATTTGAGTTCCGGTAAATGTTTGACCAGCATCAATTCTAGCTAGAGTAGAAGATGTACTAGGAAAAGTATGCGTAGCTGATCCAGAACCATTTAACGTAGAATCGCCCCCAGTTATTGTAAGCTTTCTGGTTGTTGTTCCACCAGCTACATCAAAACCGTCTGAGTTATTTGTTGCTTTTAAATTTACTGAATTCTGAGCCATGTTATAGTCCGTATTTACTTAATAAGTAAGATTCTATTGATCCTCTTTCTGTATCTGAAAGTACCCTATTATAAAGGATTACTTCCGCTATATCACAATTTGACATTTCTGTACTTGAAGCAAGAGCATAACCTGATAGGGCAATACCACCATTTGGGCTACTTACTCCAGCAGTATTTGAAGCTAGTGATGTACCAGATTCATAAAACGTACTTGTAGTACCATCGCCCTTTGTAGTATATTGATGCCAGTTAGTTGTAACTGAGACAGTACCACTTTTTACCCAACCTTCTGCATAAAAAGTGCTTTCGTATCCTCCCCACCATCCAGCTAAGTAGTTAGCTTTTTCTGGATAGATAGAAGCTATGATTCTTCCTGGGCTTGATAAGTCTCTCATCCTAGCCACAGAAAATAATGTATATGTACTTGAAACGGGAACAATAGATCTCATACCATCTGTATTTGAGGCTGTAAATCTTACTATTGGTTTACCATTCAATATATTTGTTTTGTAAACAGGCGAACCAGTAACTGGTGTAGCATTATAAGCATTACCACTAACATCTTTCCAAACAGTTAATGCGTCTCCATCATTTGCCGAAATACTACTAGCATCTAATTTAAGCACTAAGCCATCTATATTAGGCATATCACAAAAATAAATACTAGAAACTCCAGTAATTGATGATCCTGTAAATGATCCCATTACACCACCGTAATATTACCTACGGATGAAATTACCATCCATGTAGTATTCGCTACAATACAGATCAATTCTACTGCGTCATAAGTTAATACACTAGCTAGATATCCACCAGTTCCTGCTGTTGTTGACTGATTTCCGAACTTAATAGATTGCCCCGCTGCTTGTGAAATTTTCCATAGACCAGCATTCATACCAGACAGTCTTATGATAGTTCCCGTCGCACAAGTTGTAGGAAGTGACATTGTTAGTAATGTACCCTTATTAGCTATATATCCATTAGAAGGTGACATAGCACCATCTGCTGTAACTATAGTCCATGTTAAACCACCACTAGATAATGTTACAGGAACCCAAGCTGAACCATTCCATTGTGGAACTTGGTTTGATGTAGCTCCAGATTGAGTTAAGTTAGATAGTGTATGAGTGTGACCAACATAACTTATAGTTCTCAAACCATAAGTTGTTTGATTAACCGTTAAAGCTCCATCATCTATTTCAATTGTAGTTACTTCATCATTAGCTGGATCTATTAAAGTAAAATTTCTATATTCTACATCTAGGTAATTAACTACAGCACGACCACAATACATATCTCCCATAGCTGTATTTGTGCTATTTCTTACTTCTAAAATATTTGTGGTACTACTACGAAGAACAGCCCCAGATCCAGAAGTTATTATTTTTACAGTTGATCCAACAATAAGCTCTTGTATTTTTACATTATTGTTTGCTCTTGAAAACGTCATCATCGGCGTTGAGTTTTCTGAACCAGTATTAACCGCCCTAAGAAACATATCACCAGTTGTACTAGTATCTAAGTTCCACGTATATCCACTATCGTCTGCTTGTCTAAAGTAAACAAGTTTTTTATTAGTTGAAGCACTGCCATATGTTGCAACACTTAGGGAATTTCCAGCGTCTGCTACTGTTTGTACTAATAGATTACCAGTTAGTCTAGCAAGTCTAAGTGATTCAGTCAAAACATTAGAAGAATTTTCAACAAAGAAAGCTAAGTGTGTCGTTCCATAATTACCAGATACTTCTGGGCAACTTATTTTAGCTTTAGGTGTTCCGTATCCTCTAAATAACAATTCCATATTTAAAGGAGACGCCACAGTACCAGCAATACCACCAGTACTTATTTCAATAGCACCGCTTTGTCCATAGTGATTAAACACCAATGCAGTTGGAGCAACCGAAAGCATTGTAAAACTAGGAGTACCACCTCCTCCGTGTGTTCCATATTTCAATACGCCTGTATCATACTTAAATTGCCCTACGCTTTGACCATCATGCCAGAGTTCAAACTCTGGTGCTGTAGTGCCAATAATTCTTGCTGCTATCCCAAATGCTGCTCTATATCCATTATTTAAAGCACTAGAAGCAGATGTATTTTTTATTGTTCCAACAATCGTAGTATTTTGATTTAAAGTAATCGCAGAACCACCAAGAATAAGTGGTTGATATGTAGAAGCGAATGTGGGATCAACAGCCTCGACATAAAATCCAGTACTTGCTACGGAAAGCATTCTTAATCCGTATGAAGTCCCAGAAAACTTTCCCACATATGTACTGTCAGCACCAGTAAAGTATCCTATAGCACCCTGTACTGTTGCTAAAGATACTATATTTCCTACTACTAAAAAAGCTCCTGCGGAATTTAAGTTACCAGTTGGTCCATCTATACTAAGTTTATTACCGCCGCCACCTTTACTACGAAAATAAGTAACTCCACCTAGGTAATTATCGTCTGCTGTATTTATGTAACTATTATTGCCAGGGCAAAATAAAGTTGATGTAGAAGTTGTTCCAACAACATGTAACTTTGAGGTAGGAACACCAATTCCAATTCCTACATTACCACCTAAAGTTGTTGTGGCAGTTTGATTGTAATCTGATAAACCACTAATAGCTGTATATGTTGTGCTAGAACTTGCTATTGTTGTACCAGAAGGATCTCCACCCACAGAAACAGAAAATCTACCAGTTCCTCCACCAGATCCTGCTGTTCTTCTAAATCTGATTGTTGTTGTATTAGTACTAGTTTTTATATCTAGTTCACAATCATTTCCACCATAAGCACCACTAGAACTTATAGGAACAAGCTTAAACCAAACATTATTAGTATCATTGTAGAACGCTGCAAATGTGTACTTTTTAGAGATAGCAAATCCGCTATCATGAACACAGAAATCAATATTTATACAAGTTGCATAATTACCATTAGTAATTGTACAAATATCAATACCATCATTTATAGTAGTAGGAACAGCAATACTAAAATTTTTACTATTTAGATTTCCAAACTGTACAACATCAGTTGTAGATAAACCAAGAATAGAGCGAACTTGCGTAGAAGTAAGATCTTCTGGATCTCCTGTTCCTGCTGTTACTCTTCCTTTTATTGTCTGTGAAACCATATCAGACAACTTGGTATTTATAATCAAGTTGTCTGTTAGTTGTCTTGTTTGAAACAGTGTTGCTGGCATCTATTATCTTCTGTAGTTAACTCTAATCTTTTCACCTGTTGTTGGTGCTGTTAACATAGTTATAGTCGCCCCAGATATGGTATAATCATTTCCTGCTCCTGGTTCCATCATCATGCCATTTAAGTACAATTCTTCCGACCCCGCTATAGGAGTGAAGGCTAACGTAAACGTTGTATTTGAACCGTTAACCGAACCAGATGGTGTTTCTCTAGTTACGAAAACTGTAGAAGAAGCAATAATACCTGCGATATTACCATTTAACTTCTGAATAGCTTGAAGTATGCTATCTGTAGCAGCAACTGTACCAGCACCAGATGTATAACCAGTTAATGTAGCACCTATAGCTCTAGCATTTGTAAAGTATAGATTACCGTTTTCTGGAACTGCTGATGTATCCAATGTTTGGAAAGATTTATCTCCTCTCCAGTATTGAGCCGTAGTACCTGCTGTTATAGTGTTTTCTTTAGCGTTGATCTGAGCCTGAGTTTTACCGAAAGCTCCAAGAACAGTGTCAGTAGCAGCAATTGTAGCGTTTGATCCAACAGCAAAACCTGTTAGGGCAGTCGCTAATACTCTAGCAGTAGTAAAGTAAAGATTTGTACCTTCACTCACGTTTGTAGTAGAAAGAGCGGCTGTATTACCGTTTAACTTTTGAATAGCTGAAAGTACTGTATCTGACGATGTGATCGTTCCAGCACCGGATGTATATCCAGTAAGGGTTGAACCAATTGCCCTAGCGTTTGTAAAGTATAGATTAGTATTTTCTGTTACAACCGAACTATCCAGAGTAACGAAAGTCTTGTCACCTCTCCAATACTGGCTTGTAGTACCGGAAGTGATTGTACCTTCTTTAGCATTGATTTGTCCTTGTACTTTACCAAAGGCACCAAGTACAGTATCTGTTGCTGCTAAAGCAGAATTAGCACCAACTGTATAACCAGTTAGGGCGGTTGCTAGAACTCTAGCTGTTGTAAAGTAAAGGTTAGTTCCTTCTGCAACGTTTGTTGTTGTCAGGGCAGTTACGTTACCATTTAGCTTTTGAATCGCCCCAATGATTGTATCTGATGCAGAGATTGTACCAGCACCCGAAGTATAGCCTGTTAATGTTGAAGTAATAGCTCTTGCATTAGTAAAGTAAAGGTTAGACGATTCAGCTACAGCAGCGGTGTTAAGGGTTTGGAATGTCTTATCCCCTCTCCAGTACTGAGATGTAGTTCCCGCTGTGATAACTGGTTCATATGTTCCAGTACCAGCACTTTGGGCGAATGTAATGTTAGTGCTACCTAAAGTACCACCAGTTGTATTTGTATTAACCCAACCAGTATTAGCTAATGTACCACCAACAACCCAAACTGTAGCACCAGGAATTTCAGTCCATGCATCAAAGTCTGTAGCTCTTGTCCAAGCACCAGCACCAGTAACATAAATACCATTTTGTGTAGCTGTTGTTTGGTCTTTAACCAGAATTCTAGAAGCTGATGTTAAAAATCCATTAATTGTTTGTTCACCAGATAATGTAATATTAGCAGAAGTAGTAGTAGCAACTACAGCTTTTGCTGTTACTAAGTTTAGGGCATTCTGTGTTGCAGTACTAACTGGCTTATTAACGTCAGAAGTATTATCAACGTTACCAAGTCCAACGGCAGTCTTATCAAGTGTCTGCCAAGTTTTATCACCTCTCCAATATTGTGCTGTAGTACCAGCAGTAATGGTTGGCTCTTTACCAGCTAAGCTTGTTGTAATAGTTGAAGCAAAATTAGGATCATTACCTAGTGCTGTTGCTAGTTCAACTAGAGTATCAAGGGCACCTGGGGCACCATTGATTAAGTTAGAAACTTCTGTCCTTACGAACGCAGTTGTAGCAATCTGAGTTGTATTTGTAGCGGCAGCGGCAGTTGGAGCTAACGGAGTTCCGGTAAAGGTAGGAGAAGCACTAAATACTAGCGATCCTGTACCAGTTTCGTCTGAAATAATACCAGCAAGTTGTGCTGATGTAGTAGCAGCAAACTGAGCTAAAGTACCAGTTGTTACAGCAAAATTTGTCAAGTCTGCCATTCTAGCGGCATCATTAGATGCAGCAGTACCAGCACCAAGATTAGTAAGTTTAAACGTACCCATAGATTGGTTAGCTGTAAATGCTACAGAACCATTTCTTTGAATAAAGTTTGAACCATCTGCTAATTTTGATGTTTCAATACCAGCAGCAGCAGCAATTTTAACCGCTGTAATCTGACCATCACCTATTTGTCTTGTATATAATACTGTTGCAGCCATTTTTTAATTCTCTATAATTTTTGATAATCGATTGATAAATTTTCTGTTGAACTTGGGGCAACGTTTAACATAATTGTGTTGCTATTTACTATTTGGTAGTCAGATGTAAGTCTTTGTCTTAGACCGTTCAAATGAACAGACAGCGTAGCACTCGCAAAGTTAAAAGCTGAATTAAAAGTTCTGTTTACACCATTCATTACGCCAGTTGGTGTCTCGTTAAATATTAGATTAAATGAGACAGACCCAGAACCACCGTCCATAGGTCTTATGTTGCCATTGTCATTAACCCAAACTTGAATCTTTCCGTCTAAACCCTTAATCAGTCTAGCAGAACCAACTGGTATGTTAGCTGTAACTGGGTCTATATGTTCAAACTTGTTAGTAAGAACACCTATGTTAAAATCTGCCTCTGATACAATTGTGTTATCACGATAGTATGTGTGGGCAATACTTGATATGGTATTTTTGTCTATCCAGTAAGCTAATGCTTCTGGTTCTGGTGCAGTCGCACTATTAATCCCCTCTGGTTGGTATACAGCATTTTCTGCTGGATATGTGACATAAATTTCTTTGTCGCCAGGAGGCCAATGCACTAACTGATTAGCATTCGAGCTACTAAGTACTCTATTTCTTGTAATTGAGTTATTAAAGTAAGTACCTACACCAATTTCAAAATCAAACCCATTAATTGTACAATAAAAAAGCTGATCGTTATCGTCGTAAAACGAGGAAAAGGTAATAAACCCAGGGCTTGAGCCGAAGAGTGATAATGGTCCAGTTCCGATAGTAGAGGTCTTTTCTTTTACTCTGTTATGTATCTTAAACACAGAATACCTCCATATTTAACTTTTAAACTGTTTTTACTTGTACGGCATTTGTATTCTGGTTAGACTCTAATTCTGTATCAGCTTCTAGTTCTCTTAACAATTCTTCTGTTCTTTTTCTTTTCACGTATTCTTTGGTTTTTACCCTAATGAAGTCCAGAATTGAATCAATTGTTATTTCTTCTTTGTCTACTGGTTTAGGGTCTTGCCCCATCTCTACCATTGGTCTTGGGACCATGATGTTTACATATGGGCTTTCTGCAAAAGCTTCTGTCACATTTTTCCAATATTCTAGTGGAAATTGCAACGTTACTGTTTTTTGTTCTACTGCCATTTTTTGTTCCTTTTGAATTAAATCTTCAATAAATTATACACTATATTGCTATGTCGCTGTTCCGAGAGATAGCGTTTTTGTTGTTCCGCTTATGTTTATGTCTATGAAAATGGAAGCCCCAGATCTTCTGAATGTCATCATTCCGCTTGGTATATTTTCTGTTGGGACACTTGAATGTATATTTGAACTAGAAAGTATAGTACCTAAATCTGATATTGGAAACATAGCAAAGGGTTTTGTTCTATTCCACTGAGAAGAGACTTGTTTCCATCCACCATATCCAATTCTTATTACTGCCTTTTCTGTAACATCTGTCATATTTCCTATTTCAATTATACTACTATACTGGTGATTTATACCATGACCAATTAGCACTGATGGTTCTCCAAAAAATGACAATCCAAATGGACTTCCTGTTGGAGCTATTTCCTCAGCACTTAATGTACAATTTTGTCCAAATATTACAGCTTGTAGATTATATTGACCAGTAAGTAAACTTCCATATGTACCTAAACTTGTATTAGCATTAATTGAATTTCCAAATATAGAGCAACCTTGACCAACATGAGTTATACTATTTCCGACAACTGTATTGCTATTAGCATAAGGAATACCAGCGTCTGCCGATATAGAGACATTTTGCCCAATTGATGTATTTCCAACACCAGTTACACTATTGTCACTTCCAAATATTTGATTGTTTCCATATGAATAATTGTTGTTTCCAACTAATGTATTTTTACCAGATGAATAGGAAGTTGATGCCAATATATGTTGATTACCAGAACCAAAAATATTAGAGCAAGAACTTGTAACCGAACCATCTCTTGTGAAAGCGTTATTTCTACCAATAATAGCTACGTTAGAAAGGCTTCCTGTTCCAGGGCTTGTCGTGTTTTCTCTTCCAACTATCATTCCATATCCTAAATTATTTAGAGTTGGATTAAAGTCAAATTCAGCCCAAGTACCATCACCTCTCCATACTGAAGTTATACTAGCACCACTTCCAGCATTAAACTTAGATATAGGAATGTTACCCGTAATATCTGAGAATGTATGCGTATGTGCTGGAATACTGCCAGAGACTTCTGAAAACGTGTGCGTGTGTCCAACGTTAGATTTGCCGTTTAATGCAGTCTGTGTCAGCGTAGAAATAGGCTTGTTAAGGTCTGTTGTATTATCTACATTAGAAAGCCCTATGTCTGCTTTAACAAGATTATGAGGATTACCCGAAGTTTGCGAGTGATCGTAAGCTATCTTACCTCTGTCTCCCCTATATGCTGTAGTTGATGTTTCGCCTAATGTAAGTAGGGCACCAAGTCCAGTAATACCAGTTGCAGGAATTGGTAAAGTAGGATTAAAAGTTAAGGGCTTATTTGTTATGTTAGTCCAGTTTATACTAGTAGGGCCACTTCCGCTTCCACCTAAAGCTAATAGGTCTAGGGCAACTTCTACGTTGGTAGGAACAGAAGACCAGTTACCAGGATTTGCTGGAGTATAGGATATATTCTCTGCATCTAATACAGGAATATCTTCTTCCGATAAAGGTCTGAACATTGGATAGCCACTAGGGCATGTTCCAGAACCACAATTATCTAAAGGTCCAGCTAGAACCGTACCTGATCTTTGTTTCTTAAATCCTTTATATTGATTTACTTCACCAGACTGATAGATAACTTCATCGATCAAGGTAGATGTAATAAGCTCATCTTTTTGAAATGGAGAGTTTTGAGTTAGGGCATATCCACTAAATCTGATTACATTAGAGAAAGAAAACTCTAGGGAAGAAACAACTCTACCGCTATCAAAGCTTAAACCTTCAACGTCCGAAACCGAGTTTGCACTAGACCAGTATGTAAAGTTCTTAGATAGTGGTGCATTCTGAGAATCAATATTATTAACTTGATAAACAGAATTTTCAGCAGGATATGTCACATAAACTTCTTTTAAACCAACAGGCCAATTTACTATGGCGTTTGATGGTTTACTAGACTTAAATACCTGAGTTCTTTCTAATCTGTTGGGGCTATATCTACCCATACCAATTTCGTAATCAACGTCATTCGTAATACAATAGAAGAAGGTATCTCCACTGTTATAAACAGAAGAGAATGCACTATATGCAGGAGTCGGCCCTGAGAAGTCTAAATTCCCAGAACCAACACTGTATGTTTTTTCTTTTATTCTATCGTTGATTTTAAACATTAGGATTACTCTTAATTAAGCTTTATGTAAATAACACACAACCGTTTACAATAGTAAAGGGATAAGGAGATGTATATTCTTCTGGTTGTAAACAGGCTGGATCTATTGTTAAAAGAATACTAAGAATCATTGCACCAAAATTAAATGCTTCTGCCGACTGACCAGTCCTCACTGAGTCCATAACATTACAAATTGCTTGTAATTCTTCTTTACTTCTTGATATACCGTTATTTAACCAAAAACTATTTTTTTGTTCTTTATGAAAATCAAGCAAATATTTGAACATTTCATTTCCTGTTCTCAAAATTCTATTTGCTTCATTTTCTGATTCTAAATTATGTATATCAAACATTCTTATCTCCTTATTCGAAGTATCCTTCAATATTAACTAGACCTTGAAATATTTCAGTAGCGGTAGCAGTAGCTACTGGCATTCTTAGAATAACATGTACGAATCTACCGGATGGACAAACCAAAGGTGTTGTAAACTGTTTTGAAATTCTTTGAGCATTAGCACCAGGAACAGCACCAATTGGAAAGCTTTGAGACCCTAAAGCTATTCTATTTACAGTAACGGTAGCTAGTGAAACAGCAGTAGAACCAACAGCAAGACCCCACATCAATAGAGTGGGAGTAGTAGCAACAGCTACAACCGTATTCCATGCTTCAATATCAATACCAGTAATTACAAAATTAGAATTTAAAGGAACTGTAAATCCAAATAGAGCATAATCAGTCACAGCACCAGCAACAGCAGCAAATTGCCATAATCCACCAAGAGTAGTATAACCAGCGGCTGTATTAGATAATGTCGCGGAAGCAGGAGAGGTAGAGTTAGCAAAGTTAGTTAATTGAGCACCAGTGAACGGATGAGTTGGAGTTCCTTTTTGATTACACGCATTAACAATAGGCCAAGGTTTTGTTTCTGCGTTATCTAAAGCTAAAACATATACGTCTGTTAGCATTAATTGAGGAGCAGTCGCAGGAGCAACCGCTGTATTATATAATCTAGCAATTATCCCTAACTGAGTAGCACTAAATAATCTTTGTCCACTTAATGCTAAATTTATTGTTTGTTTAGATACTAAATTTCCAGTACTTGTATCTTGGCATATAAATGTAGCAGAATTATCATCAACTATAACGTCAAAAGTATAATAGTTTGTTGTAGAGAAAGTTACTGGAGTTCCGGTTTGATCTACACCGTTAAATGTTACAACAGGCTGCAAAACTCCAGATGAAGTAACCTGCCAATAAGCACCAGTTGTATTGGCACCATTAAATGTAGAAGCATCACCAAAACCAATTTCAATTACTGAATTATTTTGATGAGCTAATCTCGCCCTAAACTTCATCTGTAATGGGGTTTTTTGCATCTTGGCAAAAAGCATAGTAGACTTTAAGCTATAACCGCTATTGATAGTTGTTATTGCAGCAGAATTGAATAAAAATCCGCTAATAGTAGCTTGAGTTGCTGCCATAGTGGAATTTGTAATAAGCCATCTTTGTGGATTTGTAGTAGTTGCTTCAAAAGATTCACTTAGTAACAAAGTGTGAAGTGTTGTACCTGTATTTCCAAGTCTATCCATTCTTGCAGCTAAAACGTTTTTATCATTTACTCCAAGATGTAAGATACCTCTTGCGATTGTTGGCGAATCACCGTCTGCATATGTTAATGGATTACCCTGTGCATCATAAAGTGTAACTCTAGCTGCCTTGCTTGTAGGATCAACTGTTAAAACATCACTACTTGCACCGCTCTTAATTATAACTGACATCCTTTTAAACTCCTAATATATTAAATTTGTATTTGCCGAATGTTGATTCTCTACATCCTGCTAATAATGTAAAACCAACACCATCAACTATATCTATAGGAATAGCAAAAATACCCTCTAGGGCATAATCTTCTGGATCATGATCTGTTGTAGCTATTCCAGATGGTGTTATTGTAATTTTTGATGTTGAAGTTGCCCATGTAGCTGAAACGCTTACTGATGCAACTCCACCTTCTTCTGTACCAAAGTCTACCTCTATTGTAGTCGAATATACAGTGGTTCCACCACCACCTCCTGCTGTGAGGTCTACTAATGCTCCATTTGTGTGTTTTGTCCATAGCTTAGCATCAGCAGTATTAACCGCCAATTCCCCTACTACTAAAGTAGAGGGATTAGGAACAACACCAGTAGTAGAAGATCTTAGAATCTGGATAGGCACTAGAACGTACCTCCGTCAATAACAACAGCGGCACTTATAGTTCCACCAGTTAAAGCAACGGCATTAGCATTTTGTGTAGCAATAGAACCTAGACCTAAGTTAGTTCTGGCAGTACCAGTATTGCTAAGATTAGATAGAACTAAGTCAGCTTTACCGCTTAATGATGTAGTAAGTGTTGTAGCAAAGTTAGGGTCATTTCCTAAAGCTAAAGCTAGTTCATTAAGAGTATCAAGCGTACCAGGAGCAGAAGCAACTAAGTTAGCTACGGCTGTTGATACGAATGCAGTATTAGCAATTTTAGTTGAGCTATCACCATCAGTAACGTTTGGTGCTGTTGGAGTACCAGTTAATGCAGGGCTTGCTAAAGGAGCATATGTACTTAAGGCCGATGAAGTGATATAACCGGCAGGATTAGTCGCATTGTATGGTGTGAATGTTAGGGCGGTTGTGATTTGACCGCTTGTTAACGTTCCAGAGTATACGTCATCTGTGTAAGCAAATACTTTTCTAGTACCAGAGCTATTAATAATGCTCATTGTAGAACCAGCGTATTCCAAACTTCCAGAATCACCAGCAATTGGTGTAGTCTTTAGGGCACCAGAAGTAAGCTTTAAACCACCAGCTTGTGATGTTGAACCAGCAGGAGCAGTTACTAGACCAGTAAATGTTGGGCTAGCAAGAGGTGCTCTTGTAGTATCTGTACCGTGAACGTGGTCTGCTCTAGCAAATTTAAGAGAAGTACCAATAGCAGCAGTTCCGTTTACAACCGGAGTTAAAGCAGAAGCTTGTCCAATAACAAATGCCGTAGTAGCAATTTGAGTTGTATTAGTGTCAGCAGCCGCAGTAGCGGCTGTTGGAACACCAGTCAAAGCTGTATTTGTAAACTTTGTAGCATCTGAAGTATTATCAACATTGTTTAATGCTAACATTGTCTTAACTTGGGCAACGCTTAAGTCAGCAGCATTAGCTGTAGAGCCAGTATTATTACCCTTAAGAGTATTAGCACCCATCTGGGCAAGCTTAGTGTTAGATACTACGTTGGTATCAATAGTAAATATCGATCCAGTACCAGAGACAACAATATCACCCTTATCACCGTCTGCAATTGTTCCAGCAGTAACGGCAGCAGCAACGAACGCTGTAGTAGCTAACTTTGTAGAGCTATCACCACCAGTAGGTGTTGGTCCAACTGGACTAGATGTAAATGTCTTAACGCCATCAATCGATTGAGCACCAGTTAGTGATACAACGAAACCAGCACCAGCAATAGCTTCGATAGTAGTAGCACTACCACCAGCACCACCAGTTCCCTTACCGTAGTAAAGAATATTATCTACTTCGTTGTATGCTAACTCAGCATTTTCCAATGACGATGGGGCACCTGATCCACCGCTAGTTCTTCTTCTAATTCTTATTGTCATAATATTTAAAAATTACCCCCATCTATTCTTGGGTCTGCTGATATTGTTGAGCCATTACCAATTATGTAACCAGTTAATGTACTTGTTGTTGTATTCGATAGTTGTATTTCACCAGGAGGTCCAGGTATACCTTGTATTCCCTGTTCTCCTTGATCGCCCTGGTCTCCTTTGGCACCATTTGCTCCTTGTCCATTCTCTAAAACTATTGTGTACTGTTCTTCCGGTTGGTTAAACACAATATTATAGGAAGGAGCATCATTCACTATAATGTTGTAGCTATCCATTATTTTGTAACCTCAGCACTTAATATAAAAGAGCCTTCTTGAAATCTGTCTACTTCGCCATTTGGCTTAGTCCACTCCCAATCATACACATACTTAGAAAGCATATCTGTTTCTTTTTCGCCAGCCTTCATAGCTGCACTTACTTCTTTAGGCAAGGAAACTGAAACTTCTCTTGTTCCTGTATTTACTGAAAAAGTAAACTGAGCTTCTATAATGCTTGAAAGTTTATTTCTTCTTACTTTTCCAGAGAAAGAACTACCTGTTAGATCAACAAATGTCTTGTCTGGATTTTGAATCTTAAATTTTGCGAACCAGTCCGAACCTTGCTTAACGTAGATTGGTTTCTGAGCGGCCCTAGTTCCAATTTCTGTTTTTTGTGTACTAGGCATTTAATCACCTTATGATTTAGGAATTATAAGTGGAGATGTTTGAGCACCTTCGCCAGCGTCATTTCCATAAACAATCAGTTCATTAAGTTCAGCATCGACATATTGTCCAGCATCATTAAGAACTAGGAATGTTAGGTTAAGTCTACCCTGACCATCGATGCTTCTCTGTGTAATACCAACAGTATTTCTATCAAAATCTTCTTGGCTTGCCGCTGTTGTTCTTGAGTTAGAAGTACCAATAGCTACGCAGTTTGCATTCTTAACTGCCCCAGATGGTAATATCACTTTGTATTTACCTGGATCTAAGTATTGAACTGATTCAATATTGTGGTAAGCTTTTACAACTGGAGTACCATATGTACCAGTTCCGCTACCATCAAAGATCATCCAAGCTTTGGCTATGCCTCTAGCACTAGCCATCTTAGAGTTATCTGAAAATACAAATTGGCTTCCAGCACCAACTTTGATGTTATCTCCGCTTGGTGTGTATTCAAACTTTAGACCTCTGTTATCGAAACTTGCCCCAGATGAATTAATCCAGTTGGCACCCATAGGAAGATTTTCTTCCATAGGTCTTGTTCCGTTAACCGCAAGATACTGTCTGTGAGCATCAATGCTAACGTGTCTATTCTTTAGTTGATCGTGTTCTATATTTGCAGCACCAGGATAAGCTTCGTATTGATTTACGGCACCTGGGCTATTTGGAAAGTTAATCCCAGACTCGGCAATAAAGAAACCATTTCCGGTAATCTTAGATGCCCTAACGTTGTTAACAAATGGAAACTCTACATCGTGGTCTCCACTTCCAACAAGAAGGTTTGTTGAGTAACAAAAGTCAGTAATGTTTTCTCTAATATCTTGGGCAGAAATAGAACCTGCATTATTATCCGCTAGGTCAATATTTGCTTTGTTAATCAGTTGTGTTTTTGTTCTTAGTGTTGGCATTTTTTATTCCTTAGAATACATTTCTTTCTTCTGGGTATGTTGTTGAACCTTGTGTGTCTGCTACTCCCCATGTTTGTGGTCCAGTTATCGATATACCAATTGAGTTACCGGCATTAAACTGAAATAGGGCTTCTTCGTATTTGTCACAAGCACTTTTAGCGAATTCTTTTAATGAAGCTAGCTCTGAGCTTCTGTCCATAGTTATTTCAGATGGACCGTCTTTCATGGTTACCTTTCTTCCCGTTGTAGCAAGCTTTGTTTTAAGCTCACTATTCAACATCATACAGGCACATTTGAGACATGATAATGTAATAAAATTTTGGTCATCGGATGGATCTGGAGTAATTTCTACAGCGGAGGTATCTATCTCATAACTCCACTTCTTAACATCAAAAGAGACAAAATTAGCCGCAAACATAAAATTCATGAGAATTCTGTCATCGTCATACTGGGCATATTCTAGATCGCTTACGAGTGTTCTTATTACGGGAACAACTTTCAATTTCCAACTCATTTTTTGTTACCTCTATAAGAATTTATACACTTTTAGCCAACTTCATTGAAGAACCAATTGTTTGATCCATATCCCAATATTTATAAGAACCCAATCTTCCACCTATAAACATGTTATCTAGACCTTTTGAAAGCTCTAAATATCTATTGTATAAGTTACTACTAGATTCGTTTGAAACAGGATAATAGGCTTCTTTGTCTTTATCCCATGACTGTGGGTATTCTCTAGTAATTACACTTTTATCTGTAATCTTCTTCTCAAAATGCTTGTGCTCAATTGTCCTAGTATAGGGAATATAAGCTTCTGTATGGTTTAATACTGCACATCCCTGAATATCTCCATCTTTTATTGAATGCTCAAATCTAAGTGATCTATACTCTAACTCTCCAAATTGATAATTAAACAGAGTATCGATCCCGCCAGTATAAACAATATTCCTAGCCAAACCTTCCCAGTTAAACTCGGCTCCTAGCTTTATTTCTATGTTAGGGTGATCTATCATGTTACCAACCATTCTTGTATAACCACCGACAGGAATGCCCTGGTATTTATCATTAAAATAGTTGTTATCGTAAGTATATCTGATAGGCAATCTTTTGATTATACTTGCGGGCAAATTCTTAGGATCAGTTCCCCATTGTTTCTTGGTGTAGCCATAGAAGAACTTATCGTATATTTCTGTACCAAGTTGAGACAGTGCATATTCTTCTAGGTTCTTTGGGTTGTCTATTTTAACTTTTGAAGTTTCAAGTATCTTTCTAGCTTCTTTAGGCTCAGTAACTCCCCAAAGTTCATAGAATGTATTCATGTTAATAGGAAGTGAGTATATCTTGTCATCATACTTAGCTTTCGTATTAAGTACAAAGTTATTGAATTCTGCAAATCGGTTTACATAGTCCCAAATATCTTTGGAATTTGTATGGAATATATGTGGGCCGTATTTATGAACCTCGATTCCCTCGATCTGCTCAGTGTAGCAATTACCGGCTATGTGAGTCCTTTTATCAATCAGTAGTACTTTTTTGCCTTTATCTGCAACTATATTCGAAAACACAGAACCAAATAATCCGCAACCAACAACCATGTAATCGTACATTAAAACTTAGTCCTATACTGTGAATCAAATACTGCGGGCCATAGAGCTTCCATCGCCCAGGGGTCAATTATTGTATCCGACATTTTTGCTGTTTTGAAGTTTCTTAAAAGCATCTCTAGTATAAACCAGAAACTCTTGTCTCTTATTAGAACTGTTTTTCTAGGAACAGCCCACATCGCACCATATGGATAGTAAAATTCTTTAGGGGCATCGCCCTCGAATATGAATTCCCATCTTTCCTTAAACCAAGCTCTTGTGTCGTCAATGAACCCACCGCTATAGCAGGAAATATGTCCGAGTCTTACCGTGTGTCCGAATGGATAAATTGTCTTTTCTTTTCTTTTAAAGTCTGGAGGGGGCCAATTGGACTTATACTGACTGGTCAACGAGGTTGGCTCGATGTAATCATGTTTTAGTCTGCTATACAAATCCCCAGAGTGTTCGAATGGATCGCCCTGTAGTAAAAATGTATTATCAGCTAGATCATCATAATTCTTTAAAAAGTGATAAGCCCAAGTATGAGCTTCTCTTCCGGTATTAGGCAAGTCTTCAATAGATACATTAGGGCCGAATTTTATTTCTATCTTTTTTCCCTTGTTGTAAATAAACACATGATCTACTTCCAAATGTTTAACCCAACTACAATCTTCTTTGTATCTACTTATTACCGCTACTTTCATGGTTTAGGCTTGAATCTTATCCTTGGTTTGTTTTGTTCTGTATTACCTATTCTAAAGGTAACATACTTATCCCTAGTTCCTTCATCGTATGTTAACCACACAACTATCTTCTGTCTACCAGCTATTATAGAGTCTTTTACTGCATCTGTGATATCATAGATAAGTATACCGCCCTTTATAGCAACTTTAGGGGCAACAGTATGATTACTAGGACCAGTAGATATTGCAACAACTGTATCAACAAAATCTGCTCTAGCTACAGAGCAATTCATTCTAGCCCTTCTAGTATTTGGAGGCGAATCAGTAGCATTATCTCCAAACTTGTAGAATTCTCTAGTAATAGGTTTTGAAATTCCTAGGTGGTCATATTGTTCTTCTGCTTCGTCTGTATTAATATCAATAACATCTAGAACTAATTCAATTCTTTCATCTTCATCAATATCACTAAAATCTATATTAGGAAACTCTAGACAAACATTTCTATTTGTATTCAATGGTCTAAAGTTTGGATCTTTCCAGTCATCACCTACTACATAATAACTAACTGGTCTATCTGATTCAGACTGACCAAGAATAATATCGTGATATCCATTATTATCAACATCTGTAACGCTAAGTGAAGATGATCTAATAGCCTCTAGATATGAATAACCAGTTCCCAATCTAGTATCATTACCAATTGGTCTACTTGGTTGTCCTTCTACGTTAATTCTAAGATTATTGTAAATTACATAGTAATCTGCATTCTTGAAGTAGTTAGTCGGAGTTCCTGTCGGAAACGCTTCATCATATGTTTCAAATTTAATACTTGTTGTGCCAGGAGGAATAGTGACATCAATGTTGCCAACGAAGTTATTTCTAAGATCAAATACAACAACATTATTAGCTAGAATTCTAAAACAAACCTTAGAAGTCGGTTGACTATCTGGGTCATTTATTGTCAAGTTTGTTCCCTGCCAATAAGTACCGGCATAAAGATTGAAAAAGTTTGTAGAAGGTCTATAATAAATAGACTGAGTACTAACAGTACTAAAGTTTAAAAACATCTTTAGTTTAGACTGAGGACTAGAAGCTATAGATATTGTTTTCTCTACAAAGTAGTTATTTACATTTGTTAAAGAAATGCTTCCGTTGCAAGGAACATACATTCCACCAACTAAATATAGATCTCCTGGTGTTAATTTAAACCTTGCAAATGGACTACTTGCTGACTGATGATTTACTGGTGCTATATTATTTACATAAGGTCCAGCTAAATAGTCTTGATTAAAATAAGAAACCCCATAAAGATCAAGATGGATCGGTTTTGTTCCAGAATATGCATAAGTACTTAATCCTAATATCAAACCATAATCAACGCTATCAACGAAAGTTCCATTAAAATTTGTATTGTAATTCAATGGTTGAAAAATATTAGTAGATGATATTAGACCATTACCAAGATTAAAGTTTGTAGGATTGATTGTTTTTGTAAAGCTTCCCATATTATTTCCTATATTTCATTGTAGATTGGAGTGTAACCTAACATGTATCCGCTAGGAGGTAGATCAGTATTTCCACCGCTACCATTATCTCCATTGTCTCCACCAGTATTTGGTAGAACAACAGTTGGTGTGTTACCAGATATATTCTGATTTCCACATGGTAATCCGGTAGGCATAACCCCAGGAACAAGATTTGATTCGTTCATATAAGATGATGTCATTACGGCTCCCTTAAGAACCATATTGCCCTGTTGATCTAAATATGCTACTAAATCACCAGCAGCATTAAACCACTTGTGAACAGGAACAGCATTATCACCAAACTTAGATGATGATTCTACAGAGGCTGTTGGGAATACTCTAGCAGCACCACCAACAGATACTCTACCAACACATGTATCGGCAGCAACAACGGCACCAAGACTCATCTTGTGGTCTATTCTTCCGCCAAGAATTCTATTAAAGTCTTCTCTGTTGCCAACTATTTCTATATTGTTTTCTCCCTCTACTGTTTCAAGGGTATTATCACCAATCGAAATAGATTTAGAAGACTTAGAACTTTCTCCAGCAGAGTTACCGATGAAAATAGAATTATCTGTATTTACAGAATGTTGACCAGCAGAAGGTCCAATAAAGATTGAGTTATCAGCATTTCTAGATTTTCTACCAGCATTGTATCCAATGAATACTGCGGCAGTATCTATAGTTAGCGAAGAATTATTAAAGTAAGCTTCTTGTCCAGCTTGCGTACCCAATACAACGCTATTAGTGAATCCTTCCGCATCATCGCCAGCTTCATTACCACCAAATATTGTATTGCAATTTTGATTATGATAGATAGCTGAGTTATTAGATAGTACTAAGTTATATCCGCCTGGACAGTTAAAGTACATTTGTGGATTAGTATGATTAACATACTGCATCAGTTGAGATACTGGGCATCTCTTAACAACACCGCTTGTTTCTACTACTAGATTAGAATCAACACTAGCTATAGGACCACCATAGGTTGGAATATTGCTAATACTAAACGAGATCTCTTTAACGCCCGAAATAGAATTTATAGCAATACCAGTACCGGCGGTTATCTGTAATCCGCTAGCTGATGTAATAGCACTTCCATCTGGGAATCTAAGATCGCCGTATAGATTCAAATCGCCCTTAAGTGTTGCATATGGTCTTGTATTTGTAAAAACATATGAAGAATTTAAATTACCAGAAGCATTAAGCTCAAGCAATCTATGTGTCGTAGTACCTACAAAATCAAAGAATAGGCTAGATGTGGGTTTGCTTCCCATAAATCCGCCAAGTTCATCAACAATTTCTGTCTGTAGATTTTTACCCTTACTAACCTTTCTGATGATAGTATCACGATTTTCTTGTACTATCTCAACCTTGTCGGTTGCATCTTTCTTAGTGATTTCAAACTTTTCATCAACGCCAAAGAATCCAGCACCAGAACTTGTGGGAATTTCCCCATAAACTATTACATTAGTTCCATTACCAATAAGTAGGGCATTAGATAAGTCTGTAGTAGCAAGAGAATGTCCAATTAGAACATTGTTCTTTCCTGACTTAATTCCATATCCTGATCTGTAACCCAAAGCAATATTGCCGCTACCAGTAACCAAACCATCAAGAGCTTCGTGACCAATGGCTGTATTTTCATATCCACCGCTTGCATAAATCTTTTCCTTTGTATCTGTATCAAAATATCCTAGTAATGTATTTCTTTTTGCATCATGGTATACGAAATCATCACCAAAGATGTCTCCACCATCTGCTAGAAGATCAAACTCTCTACCTTCATCATCTTGTAAGAAGATAGATTGTGATCTAGTTGGGCTTGAGTTAGGTCTTACGATAAGAGTACCGTAACCTTCTTGTGCTACTACTGTACCGCTTGTTTCTAATATAGATACAGGAGTATTGTGGGCAAATCCACTTTCTGCGAAGTTAAACACTTCATATAGAGAAGCTGCCCTATAGATACTAACCCTCGTTTTGTTATCCGCCGCCGAGTGAGAAATATCTAATCCCTTTACTAAGTTATTATCATCAACAGAAAGCTGTATCGAGGCTTTATTTACGGATGAGTTTCTTAATACTGAATTTCCACTTCCGAAGATATTGAAAGTAGTAATTGGATCAAAGTCTATATTTCTATTAGAGAAACCAGCTTTACCATTTAGGGCATCAATTGCAAATGAACAAGTTCCGCTTGGACTGCCAGCATATCCAATAAATCTTTTCTTGATTTTTCCGTTCTTATCATCATACGTCGAAGAGAATCCATATATTTCATCTAAAGTTCCATCGTATCTAGATAGCTCATTGCTCTCAATAGATATACCAGAACCCTTGGCAAATACGTTTTGAGAGTATATTGAAACTCCGCTATCTACTATGTGGTTAAACTGACCACCAAATTCCCAACCGTAGTATTCATCTCTAAGACTTTCTTTACCAATTACTATATGGTCATCAACAGTGAAACCGTTTCTTGTGGGTGTATCATTACTGATGAGAAGTTTGCTTCTACCAATCAGTCTGTCTGTCTTTATAAAACAGTCTGGTTGTACAACAAAGCTGATGTTAGATTCCCAACTTGATTTAGCAAAAGCTGTATTAGCATATGTCCAAGTTAGATTAGGTGCTCTATAGAGCATTGAATAGTTTCTTCTGTAACTAACTCCAGAAGATTGAATAACAACACCTCCACCATCAATACCTTCATCTGTTAAATAAGGAAGTGGAGCACTACTCATAGAGTTTACTCCACTAGATGCTAGATAGAGTGTTCTATTAAGATACTGTGATTCTGTTATTTGATTGTATTGTAAGTCATTGATAGCAGCAGACCCGTTAACAACAATATTGTTGATATAGGCAGTATTCCATCTATGAGTTTGATCGCCCAGAGTAAACACACCATCTTCTGTTGGGATCAGGTTGTTATTAACAGATACATAGGGCAAATCGCTGTTGATTTCTCTTAGATATACTTTATTCCAGGGATAGTTTGTACTACCAAGATTTCCTGGCTCTGAAACCTCACTAATCATTCTCGCTGGAGTAACAGATCCATTAACCTGTAGCTTTCCTTCGTTATGAAGTTGAGTATAACCAATAACAAGAACGTTATTTAGAAGATCACCATACATAAGTGGAGTAATTCCACTACCTGATGGATTATCACATGTTTCTTGCGGCGTTAGGTCATGGGAACCTAAGAAGAATTTAAAGTTATCACTTTCACCAATATAGTATCCGGCATATGAGCCAATACCTATATTGTTATTACCATGTTTTAGATTCTTAAGGGCATGAGAACCAAGGGCGACATTCTTATCACCATCTTGATTTACCGAAAGAGTATACCATCCAATGGCAGTATTTTCTTCGCCATAGATGTTACAACCAAGGGCATAAGAACCCCAAGCAGAATTACCATCACCATTGTAGTTTGCATATAGGGCATGAAAACCACCAGCGGTATTATCATTACTATTATAACCAGGAACAACTCCAGCTTTATCTAGAGCTTCAATACCAACTCTGGTATTTCTAGTTATAGGCGTAGAAATATTAGCAGAAACGATATACTCATCAGTAGACAATATAGAAATAGAATCGACTATATCGATCATGTTTCTCCTAATGTCTTCTGGTGTAACCCTTTTCTCGCTGTTTGAAACAATATCCGTGTTGATACTGTTAACTAGTTCTGCTTTTGTTTTTTGTGTCATCTAGAAACCTGGATTATTGCAACATAATTCTTAGTTCATTTGTATTAAACTTTACGTTGTCTCCAGTATAGACAGTTCTTGGTTGCTCTAGTTCAGCAAAGAATAGTAGGTTTCCAGAACCTCTTACTTCATTATCAAGAATGGCAATTCCAGAAACAGTTCCCCAGTCTGCCAGGGCTGTATTAAATACTACGTTGTTTGCGTTTTGAATAACGCCACTTTCGTTTGTGTGATTTTCTGGTCTATAAGACCATTTTTGACTATTGTTATTACTAACACTTACCAAAACTCTAGTGTACCCATTGTCCACTCCACCAACACCAGTTGGTAAAACTTCATCAATGGTAGTACCATTTTGGTTTTGTGTAGGAACGCCTCTGGTTAAGGCAATAGCTATTCTAGATGGTGGCGTGAATGAAACGCCCCTAAAAATGCTGTTAAGAACACCAGACTCTAAGTAATCAGATAATGCCGACATATTGTACTCCTATTTTCCTTGGTTGATACCCTATTATACACGAAAAGAAAATCCTTAGTTTTACTATGAATTCAATAAAAAATGGGAGTCATTTGTGGTGACTCCCATCTTATTATAGTCTATTTGTACTTAGTTTTCGATTAGAACGATCCTAGGATAATTCTTCTATTGTCTAGAACACCGAAACCAATTTCTGTCCATCCGTAGAAACCAACTCTTTGTTGTCTGTGCATTGTTGGGTCTTCGAAGATTTCGATTGGAGCCTTAACTGGCATCACGAAACTATCTGTTGAGGATAGGTCCAGACCAATTACAAGTTCCTTGTCCGAAGCTTCTAGTTCACCACCAAGTTGAGTTAGGAAGAACTGTTGATATTCTTGACCTTCGCCAAGTTCATCAAGGTCGTGTAGATTAACACCGAAGATTCTAGTAATCGGAGCACCGTTTTCGGTAGCAACGTAGATTTCTCTTCTAGTGATTTCGTCTACTTGATCCAATCCCCAACCTCTTACGTCTTGAAGGGCTTCTGGACTAACGTATAGGTCAGTCAGTCTTCCTCTTCCAGCCGATCCAGTGTTACCACCAGAATTTCTTCTCATTGTGTTCTGGAGAGTGGAAACCAATCTCTTTGTGAACATACCGGCAGGAGCATCAGCATCGTAAACAAGAATGTTTCTGTCTACACCAGCAGCAAGAAGAGTGTGCCAACCATCGTCGTTCATCTTCTTTGTGAAACCGGCTCTCATCACTTCCATAGCTCTACCAGCTACGTCCCACTTGGCTTCCTTAGAATATCTAAGCAACCAGTCGATTGAAGAAGCAATATTGTATGTAGGAATCGCTACATAATCGCTTTCAACCGCTCTTTCAGGGATTCTACCGTGACCAGGGTTAGTGTAAGCTACGTGCTCACCTTCCATTCCTGGGGCGATAAGATCTAGAGGATATTCCGCAGTAGCACCTGGCTCTAGAGGAATTTGTTGGAAAATATTTTCGATAATACTTCCAATAAGTACAGCCTTTCTTAGAGGCATTTGCATAGCCTTGGCAAACTCATGTTGAGCCGCACAAGCTTTCTGCATATCATTGTTCCCTGTTTCTTTTAACAGGCTGATAACTGAGTCATCAGGTCTTTCAAATTTAAGTTTCATTTTCTATTATACTCCAATTAGCCTACTAGAGGAAGATTAACTTCAACCTTTGCATACCCGTCAGCATCTTTAGAAGATAGGAATCTTCCAACAGCATGAGGTAGTACTCCGGTATTAGTGATGTTTCCTGCGTTTACAGGACTTGCATAAGCAATTTGTCCAGCAACAACAGTAACATTGTCAAGTTTGTTAGTTACGACATAACCACCTCTAAGGACAGTTACTTTGTTTCCTAACTGAACTTCGTCCTTATAAACGTTAAGGTGAGTTCTTGTTAGGTCTTTGTCTACAACGTCGTTCATCAAGATACCAACTGGAACGTCACCGCTCGCTGCTGTCTTGTATCTAACGAGGTTTGCTCCCTGGTCCATTGCTCCACCGGAACCTGCTGTAGCTCCATGAACTACAACACCACCCCTGTCAGCAACACCTTGATTGTAGTAGAAGCTAATATCTGTTCTTGCTTCATATCTATCTGCTTTTAGTGCCATTATTTGCTATCTCCGCTTGTTTCTTGTTTTACACCAATCATGCTTTCGTACCAACCAGCTAGAGCCTTTCTGTTCTGCGAAACTGTGTCAGTTTCAACATCAGCTAGACTAGCCTTGGCTTTAACGTCTTCGAAAGTAGAGTCAGACGCTTCTGACTTATCTTCTTTCTTCTTGTCTTCTTTCTTGTCATCAGCAGCCTTAGCGTCTTTCTTGTCTTCTTCTTTCTTGTCGTCTTTCTTTCCGAAAGGAACAAACTTCGAGATGATCTTGTCGAACGATGCTTCGCTTAGTTCATTGTAATCTGCAACAGATGCTTCGGCTTCTTCTGGTGTGAAACCACACTTTACAAGCTTGTCTTTTCTGTCTGCCATCTTCTTGTCTTCTGCTGCCTTAGCAAGTTCTGCTTTAGCTGCATCAAGTTCGACGGTCTTTGCTGCAAGTTCTGCCTTAGCTGTATCAAGTTCTACCTTAGTAGCCTTTGCTTGAGCTTCAAACTGAGCCTTAATGCCTTCTAGAACCTTTTCAGCTTCTGTAGCGGCTTCTGCTTTTTCTGATGCGAGTGTCTTGACTGCTTCTTCTAATTTCTTAGATTCGTTAGCCTTAGCTTGCTCAATTTCTGCAAGTGCCTTATTTAACTGAGCTTTAGTTTCCTCAAGCTGTTTAGCAAGGACTTCATCTACTTTTTCCATATTCTTTTCTCCAATAACGAAACTTTTAGTAATTTCTTGCTTAGGACTAAAGGATGCTTCAGTTCTAATAATAATACTTCTTGGGTTGGCGGGCTTAGAAACTAGACCTTTTCCAGAGAAAGCAATCTCTTTTAAAGCTCTACCAATTTTGTATCCTTCGTATTCACCAGTCCCACCATAAGCTCTAAGGTGTTTACTTAAATATGCAGAAGCTTCGCTTCTTTCTAGCAGAACAGAATTTCCATTCGGTTCTATAATTGCATAATCAAAACCATTAAAGAGACATTCCATTGATACATACCAGAGACCTTGTTTAATCTCTGCGATTATCTTGTCAATTCTTTCCTGATTCTTAGGATCGCTCCAGGCTTTATAAATAACAGATTCTGTTATAATATCAAATTCAGAGGGGATACCATCCGAAGCGACTACTTTATCATCAACAATCTGATTGTTTTTATCTACTACATAGCAGCCAGTGATATGGCCGATGATGTCATTTTCGTTGTGCATGAAGTTAAATTGTTTATCTTCTGCTGTAGCTCTGGCACTCCAAACTCTTTCTGGTAGAAAAACGTCATCGTTTCTATTCCAGTTAGTAGAAACCAAAACTGTATCGAGGTAATACAGATCCTTCTGATTACTGTTAGCTCTTTTTTGATAAGCTAATACCTTTTCTAGGTCTAGAACTTTCTTAGGCTCAACAACTTCTCTAGCAACCATTTCGTATGCTATACTGGTGTTAGCTTTAATTATACTCTCTAAACCATCTTGTTGTTCTTGCTTGAATATCATATTTACCTCTGTTGAAATAATACACAAATTTTTTGAAAATGCTGATTTTTTAGGAAATTAGATACTCTACATAAGAGGCTAATACGGCTTTTCTGTAACTTTCGACATGCATCGAATCTATAGAAATCGATCCATTTTCAAGCATTTCTGTGAATTCCCTTGGTGGTTTATATCCACCACTTACTATTTCATACACAGCCTTATCATCAAAACTTTCTAAAGGCTCAATGTTTGTTAGAACATCTACTTTTATAGTTTCTAGCTCTTTAATCTGGGCTTTGCTAAGCTGCCTTAGATTGGTTTTACCATTAATAGAGAGATATCCTGTATTCATATTTTCGGATATTCTATCCCATGTATTGTTTGTCCATTCTATAACTTGTGCAACTCCAGCCTTAGACTTTGGCTTAGCTATTCTCTTCTTTCTTCCGTTTTGATCGCTAGCACCTTTAGGTCTACCATTAGTCTTAGCTTTCTTCTTTGCTGCTGGTGCTTTTGGTTTAGGTTTAGCGGCTTGTATTTCTTTCTTAGCTTGCAAGTTCATCTTATTAATCTGAAGATCATTCTGATGCTGAAGATCCATCTTTTCAACTTCTTGACCAAAGTTACCATTATGGAATGGTCCTGCTTTATCTGGTAACACGGAACTTTCTCTATCTCCTTTTTCGTTTGACAATCTAGTCTTTTCAACTTTGAATGACTCTTTGAATCTCTCAAGTAGTGTTTCGTGACTGATGATATCTCTATCGGCAAGTTGAATAAATAATAACTTTTCGGCATTCTCATCTGATAGACTCATTTGATCGAATCTAATTTCAGCAGGGTATCTAAAGCCCATAGCCTTTCTTACTAATTCAATTTCTTTTTCCCAGAACTTAACTAGTTGATCTCTACCATACTGTAATCTTTCAACAAGAGTCTTTAGTGAAATGAAGTTATTTGTGAATCCGCTTCCACCACCAGCTTGTCCAGTAAGTGTTGGAGGCACACCGATACCGCCATAGATGCTATTCATCACGTTCTCGTATTTAGCGGACCCTAAGAACTTGTGAACTTGTGTAGCTGATTCCTTAAAGCTTAGTTCTGGACCCCATACAAGCTCCATAGTTCCCCCGCCCTGATTAGATGCTAAGATTTCTCTCAGTCTATCAATAGCTTCTTTGGTTGGGAAAATTCTATCTTCTAGACTTCCTAATGTCCAAAGTCTGATATTAGATATAGCACCATCAAGGGCCGATATATCAGCAAGCTTCATTCTTTCTAACATCATAATGTCATCAAGAATAGCTAAGATAAGAGGATCAGCCCATGCTTCCCAGTCATCTTTCTTGTAATGGAACACTGATAGTCTATCTTCTTCTAGGGCGATATCTCTTTTATTATTCTTGATATCGTTCTGTAGGCTCTTAGGTAGAGAGTCCATAACATCTTTAGGGATGTAAGAAGTTCTATACGATGTATTGAATGATCCACCTGCGTATAGCTTAGCACCGCCCGCTACATTAAGATAATACTTTCCATCACTCTTGATGTCTAGATTGAGCGGATTAAAGAAATTGTACCTGAATGGTATCTCATTTTTAGTTACGTCCTCTTCTTCTATCTTGATATCACTAGCTAAACTCTTCATGAATTTTGCAAGTGTTGGAGTAACTTCGGCATATGATCTATAGATAACCACATTGCCGCATCTGTATAAGTTGTTTAAGAATCTTTCGGATCTTTCTTTTCCGTTTACCTTCTTAAACCATTGTTGATAAAAGCTCTCTGCACTCTTATCTCTATGGATAAGGTTAATACCCTGGCAACCAAAGTCGCCCATAAGATCTAGTACATTTCTAATAATACCAGTATTCTTATAGGCTCTCATGCATAACTGCATAGCCTTTCTTTTATCTTGGGGCAGGGCCGAATTAGGTCTGTAATAATCATAATCAGATCTGTTATAATCTGGCTTTATGTTTCTTAATGAAGAGAAATCGCTAGCACTTGACTTGTAAACAGAGGCATAAGCTTTTATACTTTCAGAGTATTCGTTCATAGCTGCCGCTTTACCTGACTCGCTATTTTCTTCCCAAGTTATTACGCCTTTTGCTCTTTCTGCCATTTTTTCACCTAATTGAATTGTAATTGAAATCCAATTAGATTATACACAAAACTTAATAAACACCCTTCATAGCTTCGGTAAACCAAGCTGGTCCATTGTATAAATTACCAGTCTTTTTATCCTTTTTATCCTTAGTTTTTGTATTTGCGAATCCTCCATAGAAACTAGCAATAGCTACTGATGGAGCATTTTCTAGTTGTCTAGCCGCCATGTTAGCCATTAATAGGGCCGAGTATCTGTCCTTTCTGATTCTTCTCTTTTTGCCTACGCCTACTATAACTTCTGGCGTATCCCATCTATCTCTACCGGCTGGTGTTTGTGAAATTTCAATAATAGATAACTCATTCTTTAGTTCTTCAATATCTAGAACACAGTCTTCTAGAGTATCATATGCCCTACCCTTTATCTGGTCATCTGCCGTAGCTAGTCCAAGTGTTGACCCGTCAGAATAAGGAAAGATCAATTTCTTATCTTCAAAGTCTTTCTTCATTCCGTGGTTAGCTTCTGACAACCAGTCATACTTAGCAAATTGACACATCTCTAAGAGATGGAGACCTCTTTCACCATCTGTATCCTTTGGATCGTCGTGATCTATGATAGGCCAGATAGGTAATTCGCCCTCATTTAAGTTTCTTCTGTCGTGTAAAGCTTCCATAACGGCAATACCACCGCCCTGAGCGTCTAAAGATATATGTACCGTAGGAAATCTAGCCATCAAATCCCTAATCTTTCTAGCACAATAGGCATAGAAGTCATTTTCGTTTGTATATCCACTTCTAGATAAGTCCTTATGTTGAGACCTACTTGTTGTCCAACAATGAACAATTCCCCTATAACCCTTATTAAGTTCCAGTATAACAATACTGAAATTGTCAACTTCGGACGCAGGGTCAACACCCATGACATATTTCTTCTTTGGATCACCTATAAGCATAGCTTCAAAACGAATAGACTCACCATCGGCAGTCTTTAGTACGTTATTAATAGAAGGTACGCATCCTATAATCAGGGACATTTTGAAGAATCCCTGTGAGTCTTTAGTAAATACGGCCCCAAATTCCATCTGATAGATACCACTGTGAACAGTAGCTTTAGATCTAGAGATCTGATCGGCATCCATGAAACCTTTAGGAACAAGTTCATAGGGCATTCTGATGATAGAATAATCACCCCAGTAGAAATTATCTGGTGGTTCTTGCCCACTGAATACTTCTTTTACCCTTACAGCGTCTCCTCTACTTGTAATGATAGCCTTCCACTTTTTCCAATACTCAGCAAAGTGGTTAAACTCATAGTAAGCTGTACCAGAGATAATGATTTGGTTAGGCACTAGATTACCAACTGAGTCTAATTGCTCAGCTTCTACAACAAATCCCCATTCCTCAGCTATCTTCTTTGCTGCTTCTTGTTGTACATTATTAATAGGGTTTGAGCTAACAACACCGAACCCCGCTACAACGTTTTCAAAGATATCTCTAGGAATAGACGCAAATTCGTCAGCAATAATATCGTGTGCTCTTTGTCCTCTAATCTTTTGACCGTCGCCCAAAGGTAAACAGGTGATAATGCTATTGTTCACCCTCATTATACATCTGTCGTTTTCTCTCTTGGGTCCGCTTCTTTCGTCGCACATTGTTCTAAGAAGAGGTGAGTTTCTCCATATAGCTTCAATATACTCAAATAGAATCTTAGACTGTCTGAACGCAGCACCTACAACTACAACCTTTCTTCCATCTAAAAGAAGTGCTCTTAATAAAGCATAGAGGGCGAGACCATAGCTTTTACCGAAACCTCTAGTCGCGATAAGCATCGGGAACTTTCTAATCCACATTTCCTGTAAGAACAAGCACTGAGTAGGTAGAAGTTGTATGTTTAGGATCTCTTTACAGATAAAAGAGAAGTATTCGGGCCTAGACATAATGTATGCAAGACGGAGATTGAAATCATCTTCTGTAGAATTCATTAAGAATTCCATAGGATTGAATAGACTATCTTCGTCTATCTCACCAAGATTTAGCCAAGCGTCTTTAAGGATCTTTTTGATCCTTTCTTTTCGGGCTAGCTCTTTCTGAGCTTCTTCGATATCAATTTCAATTTCGTCGTCTTCTTTAGTCATTATGTAAACCTTTTAAAGAATCAATATCTGGATACTTCTCTGAGCCAAGTATTTCATCCGTTAATCCATAGTAGAGAGCTTGTTCTGATGTCAAATACCAGTCACCCTGATTAAGTTGTTCTTTGATAAACTTTGTAGCGTATCTTTTGGGAGCTTTAGTCTTCTTCTCGCCTATAAATGCAGAGTATTGCATCCTTTCAGCATAGATATCTACCAGCTTAGCAGTCATTCGTTTGGCAAAATCGAAGTATTTCAAATTGTCTATGTGATTACCATCTACGTTTTCAGATCCGTAGTGACACATCATATAGGAGTTAGGCATCATAACCCTAAAATCTGCTGCTTGTGGAATGATACTACTCATGGAACAGGCATAGCCATAAATCAAAATCGAGACGTAAGACTTAGAATAAGAGATCGCGTCGAACATGGACATGCCATATTCCCACTCTCCACCCCCTCCAGCATTTAAATGGATTAAAATCGGAGCGGGTTTCTGATCTAACGCCCTCAGATTCTTGATGAAGGCAGAAGAGATTTTGTTCTCAATGTCGCTATCCTCTTCCGATGAGGTAGATCTATTGATGAATATCTCTCTACTTTTGTAGTCCACATTGAAGGTATTTAAGTCTTCAAGTGTCGTTCTCATGCTAGTCCTGTCTGCCAATTGTATACTTCTCGTTTATTCTTTTGAATATGCTTGAGGTTACTTGAAAGCCGTTATTCATGCTCCCACAAAAGAGAACATGTATGTTGTTGTACAACTGAAACTCCATTAACATCTTTGACATATACTTCCCTGTGATCTTTACCGTAGGTCTTTTCTCTTTGGGAATTCTAGTTAGGTCTGGAAACCTAATTAAATCTTCTAAAGTAAATTCAAGGATTAGGAATCTATGGTCAAAAGCCATCATCCTTTCGATTTCTTTCATAAATCTAACCTTGTCTTTACCTAGGTTCAGGGCGAGTTCTTCTGGAGAGGCTTTTCTTTCGATACAAATCTTATCCTCTAAGCCTAATATACTATAATCTCCAGTATCTAACTTGTCTTCTATCATACCAAGACATGCATCATGTGGAGAGAAGTAGTATCCGCTCTGTTCTCTTGTGTCTTTTATAACGTAGTAGTTAGGTGCTCTTTCTGCCATTTTTATTTCTCCCCACTATAGTCATGAACATTTTAGCATAGTGGTGTTCTAATTTTGCAATTCTATCATGGCAAACTCTGCAAAGGCAGATGCCGTTATTGATATCGAATCTAAGTAATGGGAACTTAGCCCATGTTAATATGTGATGAACCTTTATTGCTTTTTTTGAACCACAGTTAGGCATCTGACACTTTGATTTGTCTCTTTTCCTAACTGCGGCTCTCCATTTCTTATACTGGGGATCATCCCAGTCTCTGCTACTTTTCATGTAGATCGTTATGTACCATTTCTTCAACTAGTTGCTGGAATGTAAACTCTGGTTCCCAAGCTAGATTTCTCTTAGCTTTAGCACAATCTCCTAAAAGAATATCAACTTCTGCTGGTCTGTAGAATTCTGGGTCTACTACTACAAGGTTTGACCAATCTTTTATCTGTATAACTCCAAAAGCAAAGTCTAAAAATTCCCTTACGCTTCTTGTTTCGCCTGTACAAATGACATAATCATCTGCAAATTCTTTTTGAAGCATCATCCACATAGCTCTAACATAATCTTTTGCGTGACCCCAATCTCTTTTAGCTTCTAGATTACCTAATCTTAGCTTAGAGAATCTTCTGCAATTGGATGCGTGAATGTAATCTTCTGAAAATGTCAATGTAGAAAGTGTATCATCGTGGTTATCCATCATCCATCTATTGAATTCACCAATCCATTTTGTAATTTTTCTTGTTACAAAATTCTCTCCTCTTCTTGCTCCTTCGTGATTAAAGAGAATCCCACAGCTTCCATGAATACCATAAGCTTCTCTAAAGAGCCTTACAGACATATGGGCGGAACATTTAGCGATAGCATAGGGCGACTGTGGAAGAAATTTAGTATTTTCGTCTTGGTACTTCGTGATAATAGTACCTTGGACTTGTTCATCATGGATCTTAGCTTCTTGATAAGCTTCTAGAAACTTACTTTCAGACATCTTACTTTGATCGATATGGTCTGCTGTTGGGGGAATTCTACCATAAGGGTGACTTAAAATAGTATTTCTATAGTCTGATTTAGTATCATAAGCCGCACCAAACATCTCGCTAGAAGATGCTTGATAGAACTTAACATGTTTCATATCTAAATCAACTAGACACTGTAGTATGTTAATACAACCCTTTCCTGTAACATCCCATGTAAGCCCAGGTTGTTTGAATGATGTACCAACGTGGGATTGGGCGGCTAAATTATAAACTTCGTTTACTTCCGGCACACTCTTAAAGACTTGAACGAGGCTCGCGTAATCCGTTAGGTCGCCCTCTAACGTTCTATAGTCTTTATTTCCTTTGAGGTGTCTTATTCTTTCCTCATTGTCGGAGCTACTTCTTCTCTTCACGCCGACTACCTTGTAGTTCTTACTCAGTAGCAAGTCTGCTAGATAAGAACCATCCATTCCTGTTATTCCGAATATTACTGCTGTTTTCATACTACTCATCCTTTTCTGGTGCTAAAAGATCTAGAGGGTATTCACATAGAACACGATCTACAGACTCTTCTTTAGATTTATAAACCCAAGCAAAAGTGTCAGGTGCTTTAGGTAAAACTTGTTTCAAACGATCCTGAATGATCCTAATCTGCTTAGTATCAATTCTTGCTGGATTTTGAAGCTCTAGGTATCCCTGTAGCCAGTAAATGAAGTTAAGAGGTTCCATGTTTATCGTCCTCTGATAAAATTGTATCTACATTTAAAAATGGTTGGTCTATCATTCCGTCCTCATATTTATGATAAGCAGATAGACGCTTCTTCTCTTTTATAGTGGCTAATCTCATCTTTTCCATCTCCAGACCATATTTCTTTACAATATCTGGATTCTGCATCATATTAGACACCCAGGCTGGAAATGACTCTCTTGAATCTTCTAGCCTTTTAATTCTTTGTTCTCTTGTCGCCTTCATGTCTTTTAACATGCCAGCTTTCTTAGTTAAAAGTTCCCTAAGTTCTCTTGTCAAAGATTCCTGAGAGGATCTCAGCACACTAAGTTGTCTTTCCCATCCCATAGCCATTTCTTGTTCTTGCATATCTGGAGAGATCAGGGTTTCAAATTCCCTAAGTCTATTCTCTAGACTGCTAACTAGCTGAATGTTCGTATTACTAGTGATTAGACATCTATTCATTAGAATTTCTAACTTGCAAACGTCTAGAATCTGAATCTCTTCTGTGGCGAAAACGTCTTTGTTAAACTGAGAAACCATATTGTCCCAGTAGTATTTAAACAATTCTAATTCTTCACCACTGAACTGCTTCTTAAGTTCCCTATAGAAGGGTCTGTCTACGAGAGTATACCTATCAAGAACTTTAAGGCTTCTTACGGCCCCATGCTTTTTCTTAATATACTCTGCTAGACTTTCTACGTTTCTGTTAAGACGAGTCGCTAATTCTTCAATAGGCATATCTAAATTGCCCTGAATAATCAAGTCTTCCTCTTTCGATATACGGCCTTTCTTTAGTTCGCTCATGACTTTTTAAACATTTAAGGGATTGTTCTTGCTAATCTATCCTAGTATGCATTAGTGCTTGGCTAGGTAGTCTGATGGTGTGGGGGATCTATCTACTTCTATAGTATGTATCTTGTCTTTTTGGATGTGGCTATCATTATCTGCTTGTATGGCTGTAAGCATTGATAGAGCTATGACGAAACCAATTATGTAGTAAATCCAGTTATTGTTATTCTTCATCTTCTTCTACCTCTGTATCTAAAAAGCCACTGTCAGCGGCGATTGCTTGAATGATTACAATTAACTCTTCTCTTTCTTTCTTTGGTACATTAACGCCATTGACCATTTTAAGGTAATTAGACCTATACTTGATGGGCAATTCTTTGTCAATAATCCTTGAAAGGTTTCCGATATCCATTTGGGCGTCTGCGTTATCATAGTAGAACTTTGTAGATTCTTCTTTGCTTAACTGTCCAGGCATCATTATCCTCTTCTTTTCTTCGGCATCACCTTTTACATAGTGATTGTCTCTTATTAAGTTCTTAAGACGATTCGATAGATTCACAGATAGGAAGTTTTCTAGAGGGTTTCCTTGTTGATACCTTTCTAGGGCCGACATACAGATAATAAAGGCTTCTTGCTTTACGTCCTGTAGATCCCAACCTGGGAAGATATACCTAGGGGAAATTCTATCTACTACTATCTGGATACTATCCATCACTTCTTGTTCTGTCATTCCCTTTGGAATCTTCATTATAACCTGCTCCTGATGTTTTCTATGAATACAGGGTCGCTTAATAGATAGTCACGAATTTGACTGAATGATACTGAGGCGATGTCTTGCCCAAACCTACCTAAAACAGAGTTAGGTTTTATCTCCACGATATTAACAGAGGTCTCGGATGAGGCTAATACCGAGTGTGGAAAGTTATATGCTTCTAAGAGAGAAGTTGGAACAGATGATTCTAGTATAACATATTCGCCATCTTCTTGAATTGAGAAGTCTAGCATTTTGCCTTCAACAACGGGCGATGGTACAAGATTATCGCCTGAGATTTCCATTGGCATATCTCTGGAAAAATCTCCAGAATATATTGAACCAATGCCTCTTTCTCTAAATAGTAACTTCTTATTCCTATATTTTGACAAGAAGTAGAAGAATCTTTCACCTTCTTGGAACTCATCCGTAAAGATTGGGTAAGATTCCGGTAGTACTACTCCTTCAAAAATCGGATATCTACTAAGAGTCTCTAATGGAAGTATTTTTAGAAACTGTTTCTTTATCGTCGGTGCAACCGGCGTTAGGATTGTCTTTAGCTTCACTTTCTCTTATTAGCTCCGATAGGCTTTTGTCTTTCTGTCTAAGATCAGAAGCTACCGCTCTTTTTAGCTCGGCAGATTCAATCACATTCAATTCTGATTCTATTTGCATTATGTACTCCGACTTGAAAAATTTGACTAACACATGTTAGTATACACTTTTGCCTTGTAAACTAATTATAGCTATCTACGATAGGAAATTCTTATAATAGATACCTAAACGGTTATTATCGTGACTTTTAGGGACTAAGAGATACCATAGTATCAGTTAGAGACGAGGGGCGACGAGGGAGGATTGGGTGATACATATGGGTTTAGGGCTAACGGTGTAGTCTCAGCCACCCCGCCTTTTCCCCCCAATTAAGGGGGGTTAAGTTTTTGAAGATAAAACCCCCACCCCCTACTTGGCGTAGGAAGATTTCAGGAATCTTTTGAGAAGTTTCACGTTTTTATCCTTGTTTTCTTCTGTTCCAAGGGTACAAGCTTCCCATCCTGATTTGGTCATCGTTGGGAATCGTTGGATTGTGACGAAATGCTTTCCGTCCCAAATTTGTACAAGCACCATTTTGGCTGCATTGATATGCATAGCAACCGATTTAGCTTCTGCAATCTCTGTTGCGTTGATTGTGCGAATTTTGTTTGTAGGAGTTGTGACCGCGATTCGAATTTCCATTTTACTATCCTTTGAGTAACAAGTTGAACACCACCAACACATACAAGTATAGCATATAGATCGACCAATACAAGGGGAGAACATGAATAATAATAAAATAGTTTTTCCCTAAAGTTGCTTGACATGGGGTAGCCATATGGTACAATTGGGTATCAACTCACTTTCCCTTAAGGATGCGAAATGGCTACTCTCAAATATACCTTCGAAGAACTAGGCAAAAACCTAGGTGCGTGCATTGAATGCGAAATTGAATACAGCATAGAGGAAGGTGAACCACGTACATGGGACCACCCTGGATGCGATGCATCGGTAGAATTCTATGGTGTGTATGTCACCGAGTACACAAATGAACATGTACAATTCTTTAGAAAAGATCGAGAAGATTGGTTTTTGCTACTTGACGAAATTGTATTCGATCTAGTGGCCGATAATGCCGATACTATTCAAGAAAGAATCTTTGAAATGGGAGAAGATTAGTCTTGACTGCCCTTCTCATCATTGGTATACTTATAGCGTTCTTGGTAGGTTACTCGCAAAGGAAATAGAAATGGGCTTCACACCAAATCAGCTTTTCTGGATTATGCAACATGACTGGTTCGATGCTAGTCAAGGGCTTGTCAAGCTAGAAAATGGAAATTATATTCCGATTGTTCATATTCGCGAAACATGGCCCGATGGGTACGTGCATAATGCAACTGCCTCATTCATAGGCAACATGCAACAACTTAAGGCATGGGCAGGGTACTAGTACACACTGCCAATATGGCATACATGGACTGTTAGTATGGCAGTGGAGACTGCCATTTTGGCAGGCGGGCGGGCGACTGCCATTTTGGCAGTTGCACAATAATTAGGCACTGCCACTATGACAGTACTGCCTATATGACACATGCCTATAAACTAGGCACTTGACAAATTGACATGCTTATGGTATAATCACATAAAGAAAGAGAGGATTTTATGAAAATTAAGATATTTCGCCCCTTGACAAAAACGACTCTAGAGGTTAACCCCCCAATCGAGTTAGGTGGTTTCAAGAGTTTACCCGATCACGTTTCCCATTACCTCAATTCATGGGTTGCATATCATTTTCCCAATTTTGAAATAATCGATTTTATTTTCTCAAAAGGGGTTGCAATGGATTCGGTAGACGCTACAATCTAGGACATGGCAAGCGAATTTCTCGCAAGCCGATCACAATTAGGATTGTCGAAATGGTTAAACTAGGATTCGGTCTCTCGGCTCAGACTCTTGCAAATTGTGGCATCAATGAGGCACAAATCGAACGCGATATGGCAAGTGCAATGGATATTCCAAATGCATGGTTGCCATCGCATATGCGATCTGGCAAGAGCAAAACAGTCAATGCAGCTTCATTGCTAAAACGAATTGCATCGCATACGCAAGAGCAAACAGAAGCAAGACAGAAGCAAGAGCGACAAACAGCAAAAGCCAATAGGCTAGCCGTATACGCTGAACATTGCGACTCAATTGAGTATTCAACGACTCTTACAATTGAGGATGAATTGAGAATCGATGCGGCATACGTTCGATGCTACGCTGATTTTGTTAAACTTGGAATTCTTGATCCAATCAGCTACGATGAATTGAAGGAATTCGAAGACAATCAAGAGGAAGAAAATGAATTGAGGGAGGAATTCGAAGGCTAAATGACTTGCCTATTTATTGTGCTAGTGCTAGGTGCTTTCTTTATAGGCTACCTAGCACAGAAATGAAGCAGATGACAAAAAGGCAGTCTGTCAGAAAGGCAGACTGCCAAAATGGCAGGCGGGCGGCCCGCTGCCAAAATGGCAGTTGCCTAATAATTGAGCACTGCCAATATGACATAGTTAACTGCCAATAAGTATTTTATTTGTTTTATTTTCTTTTGTCCTTTTTGTGTTCTTTTCACTTGCAATAGCCGATCAATCTGCTATAGTTATTGTAGTTCAGTGATTAGTTTCTAGTTCAAAGGGTTTCACAAATGAAAATCGTAGCCGGTCAAACTTTAGTTTCTTTGCTCTATCCTTGCAGCAAAACAGGTAAGCTAGTCGCTCGCAAGGGTCGAGTTGAAGCGATTACCGAAACATCAATCAAGGTATTCATTGGCAATGGTCAATACCGAACGTTCGCAGAAGATAAAATTTCAGACTTGAAAATCATCGGCGGATAGTTTACAATGACGTTTCACCAGCCCGAAACGTTTCGGGCTGGTTTCTTGGTTTCTTCGAAAGTTAGCACAATGTCACAATCAAACGATTATCGTCCAGATCCTCAAGATGGTTTCTCGCATGACGATGAGCTATTGCATCAAGTCATGCAAGACGAATTCGAAACACAATTCGAATTGGGTGTAGACGGCGATTATGCCGGTTACGATGATTACCTTGACAATCAGCCTGATGATTATGAGGATTATCTTGGTTGCTATTCTCCAGTTGATTTTTGTGATGGTTGGGATGGCGAATGATTGCATTCGTTCTCACGCTACTAATTGTGGCAAGCTTCATTTGGGGCTTGCTCAAAAAGTGAGCAGTCAAAATGGCAGTCGAGGGACTGCCAAAATGGCAGGCGGGCGAGGCGACTGCCAAAATGGCAGCTTGTCGCTGCCAAACGCTTCGCGTCAGCCCCTGATGCCCCCAAAGTTTTGTCTTTTCCAATATATTCGGGTCGCGACCCTTGACAGTCCGCTTTAGTATGATATAATTAGTTTGTAAACAACACTTCACCTTGTTAAGGAACCGAAACATGTCGATGATTACCGTTCGTGCTGTTCTTGCTACTCTTCCTACCATCACAACCGAGCCACACCCAATGGCTATTGAGGGTACATTGCACGATTTCAAACGTGCTAATGATAAGACCAAGAACGGTCACTTCTATCATTATGCCCAGAAGGGAAAGCTGTTCTGGTGCCAAACAGAGTCGGCTAGTAAGGGCAAGAAATAGTGAGAAGCCTGCCATAGTGGCAGGCGAGGCGGCGACACTGCCATTTTGGCAGTCAAAATTCTTTTATAAAAGACTTGACAACGGTAATGAACTTGGTATAATCATTACATACAAGTCACTAACACCTTACGGGAGATTGAAAATGCTCAACAGTTTCGATAACGATGATCTTGATCTTGATATTGATTACGATCCTTCTGATGAAATCGAGCGAACCGCTGAATTCGATGAGGATGATGAGTACGAGGACGACGATTACTACGATGATGAGGATGATGAGTGGGATGAGGACGAGTCCGAATCTTACTATGCAGATCGCGAACATCGTTGGTTGATGGACAACTTCGACGAGATTTACTAAAAACACTTGACAACGGCAATTCTTGTAGTATAATTTGGGTATCAGTTCACAACTTTTGAAAGATTTAAAAATGTTAGTTTGCGATGTTAATGTTGGTGATAAGTGTACTTGCCTCTATCCAAAGAATGGCAATCGTAACGTACTTGTCAATCGTGAGTTTTTTGTTGAATCCAAGGGCAACGGCCCTGCTGGTGAATATGTCAAGGCACAATTGGTTGATGGTACTTATCGTACATTCAGCACCAAACGTATCGTTGATTTGCAAGTAATCACGGCGTAATTGTCGGATTTTGGTAAATTTCTATGGGTCAATGTAAAAATTGGCCCTTTGCTGTGTATAATGTCTTACTCAAACTTATGCCGCATTAGACTTTTGGTGAGGTCGCCAGCCTTTCAAGCTGGAGAGATGGGATCGAAACCCATATGCGGTACTTATAGGGGCAATTATGTTAGATAAAGCAATACACCACAAAAAAGAAAAACGTAAACCATATTATAGACGGGGTAAATACTGTCTATCATGTCGCCCTAATGGTGGTTGCCCATATTGTTTAAGTGATAGGATGCACAACAACAAGAAGAGAGAACAAAAAGCCAAAGACTGCCAAAATGACAGTGGGGCCGAGTAGACTGCCATAATGGCACACAAAATAATTCCTTAAAGGGTTGACAGGGCGAATAACTATGGTATAATAGATGTATAAGACAGAACACCAATCAGCAGTCAAGCAACTGGTTGGTAAGGGAAATGCGAGACCTAGCCAAGTCCAAATGTAGATACCATTTACGAAAAGATGGTCATACAAAGCCGTATGTAGCTTAAATGTAAAAGCGATATAGGGAATTGGCAAAACTGTCGAGTATCTAGTGAAAAGTTTTTGGTGCGAATAACTAGATTAAATAGAAACCGATGGACCCTATAACATAAAGTAGGGTGAGCTAGACGCCATGATACTAAAACCTGGGGCGAAAGGCAATACTATAAATGCACAAAGGTTATAGGGTCGGCAGTTCCTCAACGTAGTAGATTTCGTAAAGCCGCTAACCTACAACTTTAGAAAGAGTTTTGCAAGGCAGGCTAATATATTAGTAAGCATGTGATTGGATTCGGTGCCTTGAACCGAAAATAAAATCATGTAGTCTGTGGACTTAAAGCACAGGTGCCCCAAAAGGGATTAGAAAAGTTAGATACTGCGGTAAGTTAACTACCTAATAATATTATACTAAACCCATCTAGCTAGCTACTAGGTGGGTTTTTTTATTGCCATAATGGCAGAACGCCCGCCCCAACTGCCAAATTGGCAAAATAGAATAAACCTATTGACATTTAAACATAGGAATGTATAATTACCACATAACCAGTTCACAACACTAGAAAGGTAATCATGCAAAAGAACAATCTATCGGCTCCAATGGCTACAAATGAACAACTTCAAGTATTCTTTGATCTAATCAAGGATATCGACTACAAGAATCACGGCGGCTGTTTGTTCTTCTGTTATGTATTCTTTCTGTGGTTGAAGAAAAACAACTATAGCACCACAAGCTTTTCAATCATTCAGTATCAAATGTGGGGTAGCTATATTGAACAGAATGAAGCTTTTATTAGGGGCGAGAATTCAGCGGCAACATCATCATCGCACTTCACATGGAAATACAATGGTATTGAATACGATGCCGATGGATTTCCTAAACCAATGATGACACAGGGTCAATCCAGCGAACTCAAGGGATTACAAACGCGATACGGTAGTTTGGTCAAATGCTTTTGCGAAAGTGCCCTAATCAATGGCGATTGGAATACAATGTTCAATCGAAATAGGGCGATTGAAAAGATTAACAAAACAATGAAATTGCGATTGCCCAAAAAACTCAGATACAGAGACTAAGAGTTAGACTGCCGTAATGGCAGTCGCCGCCGCCCCACTGCCAAAATGGCATACAAATTCTTTTATAAAGCTCTTGACTTAGTAAGTTAATAATGTATAATTGATACATCACACCAGGGCAACACAAGGAATTGAAAATGCAATACAAAGTACAAAATGTAACGATGAACATCGACCGAACCGATGGCGAATTCACTGGTAGTTGTATATTTTACATTCCATTGAATCATGTTAAGTTTCTTATTCATGGTTGTGGAATGTCAGTTAATAGAAGATGGTCGCCCAGAGAATCATGGGAGCCTATGTTTGAGGGCGATATGGGTTCTGTATCCTTTAGCGTAGAAAGTAGGCATTATAGTTCATATGATGCCGATTTGTTGATTGCCTATCTATCATGGTTGCTATCAGAAGAAGGACCACAATCAATTGATGTTGAATATGCAAATGCATTTTGGGCAATTCACGATTTCGAACATGCATTAAATGATGAAAGCGGTTGCACAATCTATGTTGATGAACATATTGAATTGCAACGGCTTGAGGATACATTTGTCCTAATGAAGAAAGAGGGACACGAATTGACATGGGAGCTACTGCAAGAAGTCACAGAAGCTTACAATGGGCGATTTGGTACAGATGTTTCCTTTGACCATCATTTCGAATACGATGACGAAGAGTTCGAAGATGAGGACGAATGAGATTCAGGCTGCTATTATGGCAGCCGCCCCGCCGAAACTGCCAAATTGGCAAAGTTTTATTATTCTATTGACATTTGTTTGGACGATGATATAATTGGGGCATACAAGTTTCTTAGTTCGAAAGGGTTCACAAATGGAAAATCGACATTCAGGATATCTAAGTCCAGTGTTTAACAAGGGCGAAATCAAGTCTACTATCAAGCGAGTTCGAAAAGCTTTGAAGGATGTTGATTACGACGCAATTGTTGTTACTGGCGTATCTGGTCTTTCGGTAGGTGCTACGATTGCATATCTAACGGGCAAACAATTGATTGTTGTTCGAAAAGAAGAGGAACGAAGTCACGCCTGCTATGAGATTGAAGGATTGCCCAGAGTTGATTTCAAATATATCATCCTTGATGATTTTGTTTGTGCTGGCAATACAGTTGTGAAGATTGCCGAAAAGATGAAAGAAAAAGTTCAGTACTCAAAAGCTACATACGTTGGCTTGGTTCAATACAGCGAGAATCGAAAAACGTTCTGTGTATCGCATCAAGAACTTTGGGAACACGCTTTCCAAAAGCAGAACTGCGACAGATACGAAAAATTCATATCTTTGGTCTAGGATTAAGACTGCCACAATGGCAGTCACCCCGCCCGCCCTGCCAAAATGGCAGTGTCTTTCCCAAAGATTTCGGGTCGTCTTGCGACTAGCCCTATTGACATGGCGGGAATACATGGTATAATATACATGTAAGACGATAGGACACTAAACCTGATTGGAAACAAAATGCGGATTGTAATTGCTTGGTTCTCTAGTAACTGTATCTTCCAAGAAACGTATTCACAAGAACAGTTGCCCGCTGCAAAACGATTGTTCTACGATCATTTGAAACCTTTTTACGATATCGACTATCTTGACATTCAATGGCGGAACCTAGAATTGGAATTCGCCCCTGAACGTGTGGCTGAATACGGCCCGAATCACAGTTTTACTCAGCGAATTCTTTCAACTTTTACTGTAACTTGGTTGACTTGACCAGTTTCTATGCTATAATAGAGGCATAGCTGGGATAGCCGAGCGGTTGCGGACGGGATTCTTATAAAGTCCTAGGAATGGTCCGACTCCATTCTATCCTACTCACACTTCATATCTAACTCGAAAGGAACACGAACTATGAAACGAAGTTGACAATGGGTTTAATAGTCTTGATTATCATCATTCTTGGCATTTCCGAACTCTGTACAAAATAGAAAGACAATACGCCTGCGTAGCTCAATTGGATAGAGCAGCCGCCTTCTAAGCGGCAGGTTCTAGGATCGTACCCTAGCGTAGGTGCTGTTCACGTTAAACAAATAAAACTATCTCGATCCTTTCCTTTATCTACAAACCAACGGTGATACTAGTTATACCAAATTTGATAAGTAGAAAAGGTCTAAATAGTTTAAGATGTTAAACGAGCCTTCAAAAATTCAAGCGGAAGCTAGCCCGCAAGAATCAAAGGTGAACAAACTACCTGCTATTGTGATTGGCTGAAATCGCTAGAAAGGTTTCCTCACTGACACTGGGGAAGATTCAAACTTTTCAAGCAAAATGAATCTTTGTTTGCATGGTGGGCACAATAACCGCCCTTAAACGTAAGGCCCAACGATTTCAGCCTGTCACAATGGCAGGTGGCCCGCCCCGACTGCCAAAATGGCAGCTTCAATCATTTAAATAAAAATAAATGTCTAAACTCTTGACAATCGACTAGCCCGATGGTATAATTACAGTATAACCCAAACGAAAGGCAATAAAATGGGACTGTTTACTGAGGGTGATGCGAACCCTAAAACTGCAAAGTCGATTCTTCTGAACTATTTGACTCTGATTTTACACTTGGCACCTGCCAAATTGTCAGGTTTCGAAGTATGTGCTAGCCGATCTGCCGGTTGCACTATCGCTTGCCTTAATACTGCCGGTCGCGGTAAAATGACCGCCGTACAGGTTGCAAGAATCAAACGGACAAAATACTTTTTTGAACATCGTAATGATTTCAAACGCGACATAACGAAGGAATTGACATCATTCGTTCGCAAGTGCGATAAACATCAATTGCAGCCAGCCGTTAGAATGAACGGTACTAGCGATATCGTTTGGGAAAATGTTTGGCCCGAATTGTTTCAGTTGTTCCCACAAATAACGTTTTACGATTATACCAAGCACCTTAAACGTGCTATCAATAATTGGGCGTTACCCGCGAACTATCATTTGACTTTTTCGCGTGCGGAAGATAATGATGCGAATTGTATTAGGGTTTTGAATGAAGGGCGATTAAACGTTGCCGCCGTATTCTTAACCAAAAAATTCCCCGATTCTTGGTTCGACGTTCCAACGTATTCAGCCGATGATACCGATTTGCGATTTTTGGACCCAACATTGAATAAGTTCAAAACGGGGGGCATGGTTGGCTGTTTATACGCCAAGGGGAAAGCCAAGAAAGACGAAACTGGTTTCGTAATTAAACTAAACGCAGCGTGATGTGTGGTGTGAAGAGAGAACCCCCAGAAATGGGGGTTTTTTCGTTTTGTTTTTCAACTGCCAAAATGGCAGCGGGGCCGACCCGACTGCCAAAATGACACCTATAAAATTGATATTGGAAAAATGATTCATAATGCTTGACATTGGTTGCACCTATGGTATAATATAGGAGTAAGGCAGACGGTTGATCCGCCAAGTGTTTGAAACCTGTTTTGAAAGAGATTTGAATTATGTCCGAAATCGTAAATGCTGATGTTGCTGTTGACACCGTTGTTGCTCCAGTTGTTGCTGAGACCGTAAAGGCACCGCGAAATCCTAATGTGAGCGATGAAGCAATCATCACGACATGGGAAACGCTTGCAGCACGTAAGAATGAGAAGGGTGAACCCGATCCTGCGACTGTTCAGGAAGTTGCCGATAAGTTGGGAATGAAGAAAGCCAGCTTGGTTCAACGTGTCCAATCACTCAAGCCGATTGTTAAGTTGACCACCTTGCCTCGTCAGAAGTCCACAGGTTCGGGTGGTAAGAAGAAAGACCCACAAACGGTTCTTGATATCCTCGCTCGCGTTCGTGCATCGCTTGCAACTGCAAACGCATCGGAAGCACCGGAAGCACCAACAGTTTAATGTTGGGCGTGTTGCTCCTGGTAATTATATGGCTTGGAATTCAAGAGATTCTTGATTCTAAGCCACAACGATAGCAAGGCAGGTTAAGAAATTAATCTGCCATTTTGGCAGGCTCGCCGCCCCCGCTGCCATTTTGGCAGTCGAAAACAAATGGGAATAATTGCTCCAAACGCTTGACATTCAGCGGCCCGATGGTATAATAGTAGAGTACCCAGTAGTTAACACCACTTCGAAAGACGAAAAAATGAAGATTTTCACCGGACACAAAACGATTCTTGACACTGTTGCTGACGCTTTCAACTTCACTGTTGAAAAGTTCCCGTTGGCCGGTCCAGACAACATGAAAACGCCATTCTATGGTTTGTTTCGCGATGATAATAGCCAGTGCATTGGCAATGCGGTTTCATCCGACTATGTTCCACATACAACCGATGACGTTCTCGCGATTGTTGAAGCAACTCAAGCAGTGTTTGAAGATTGCAATGTGCAAACGTACTTCAAGGAAGGGCACTATGTTGACTTGGCACCAACCAAGGAAATGCGTCGTGCTATCTATGGCACTGCCGACAACATTTTCCCACGCTTGACAATTTTCGCGGGCTATGATGGTCGTGCGTTCAAAGTCCATATGGGCTACTTTCGCGACCTATGCTTGAATTTGCATCGAATGAAGTCGATCAAATCCACATACGTTTCGATTCGCCATACAAGCGGACTGCGTGGAAAGATGAACGAATTGATCGATCAATTCTCTGGTCTGAAAGATGGTTGGGATGATTTGGGTAAGGTGATTGATCGTATGGAAAGCACCAGCGTTCAATTGGCATCGTTCCTTGATAAGGTATACGGCAAGCCAACTGCTGAGGGAAGATCGACCACGATTCACACCAATCGCACTGAGGCGATTTTCAAGAGAGTCTTGGATGAACGCCTCAGATCGGGTCGTCCACAGATTGATGATAACTATACGGTCTCGGCATGGGAAGCGTTCAATGCCGTACAGGGTTACGTTCAACATGATGCGAGTCGAAAGGGTACTCCGAATCAGTTTGATAGGATTCTCGCATCCTCAAATGATACTGCGGTCAATATCGCAGAATCTCTGGCCTACAGTCTTGCCGTAGCATAGGCTCTATTGAATCTCATAAGCCCCCATTTCTGGGGGCTTTCTTTATGCCTTGAGACTGCCATTTTGGCAGCGGGGCCGACCGCCCTGCCATTTTGGCAAAAGATATAATAACGCTTGACATACGATTTGCCCTATGGTATAATTAGGGAGTAATAAGGATTCACCATCACACTTGTTGAAAGAGACTCAAATGTCAGTAACTGTTTTTTCCGCTGTTGGTTTCGTGTTCGCCGTTAACAATACTAATGGTCGCGTTATGCAACTAACCGCCGTTGAAGCAATCGTTCTCGCAAGCTACTTCACTTCGCTTGCCGCTGAGGCAATGATTGATTTGGTTCTTTCAATGAATGAAGAATTTCTACATGAGGCAAACGGACTTAAGGAATTGGCCGATGCTTTGGAACTTGCCGCACTAGAAAGCGTACTTGAATGAAGAAACTACGTTCAACTAAGATAACCTTGAAGGTTAAGCCTTTAAGGAAAGGGCATCAGCCTCACCGTTCTGGGGCTGGTGCTATGGCAGATCGCCGCACAGGTAGAATGAAGACAAGGGCAAATCAAAACAAGAAAGCGATTGAAGAATGAACCTAGCAATAGAATTCATTGGTTTCTTTCTTTTTTGGATAATGGTATTCGGAACCAATCTTCTTATAGATTGGCCCTACCTGAAAAGCAAACTGCCATAATGGCAGTTGCCCCGGCCCGCCTGCCATTCTGGCACCCCCGCGAAGCCCGCAGGTTGTCCTTCCCGATTAGTCCAGATGATAGCGATACGCCTGTGCCCTGGTTTGGTTGACTCTTATATTATACCATAATTTTTTTACAAGTCAAGCCCGAATCGCCCAAAATAAAATCGCCCCAAATAGTTGACAATTCGAAACACATATGGTATAATGATACTACTGCCAAGGTGATTCCGGTTGGCTCAAAGTAGCACTCGAATCTGTAGGAGGAGCCGTTCCCCTATAATTGGATAAGATGATGGCTTTCCCTAACGCTTTAGTTGTCATCGAATTGCGGGTTCGACTCCCGCCTTTGGTACTGTCTTTCCCGAAGGTTTCAGATCCCCTGATGGCCCCCAGGCCACAGCCAGGGCTTTCGTGATCGCCCACGTATGATTTTCCCACAGGCAATTTATTTATTATTAGGTTTAAACCATGACAGCTAAAAAGGCAACGAAGAAGGCATTACCAGTCAAGAAGGCACCAACCAAGAAAGCTGCCCCTAAGAAACAAACAGCGGCACAACGTAACCTAGCGGCATTTAAGCTTCTAGAAACAATTGTTGCTAAGGTTGACACTGACGACTTTTGTAGCGAGGGCAAAGATATAATCTATACGGCGGCAAAGATTGTCGGCTCCAAGAGATTTACGAGTGGAAGTGTTGATTACGAATTGTATAGTTCGACGGTCTTTTTTGACAACCTTGAAGAAGGTGACGAGTTTAGATTCGACCTTAAGATTACCAATCTAAGAACGGGCGAATCAGTCAATGAGAACGACATCGGTGCCAACTACTGCGATGTATCTATAGAGTCATAAAGGCTCTCATCTGGAAGGTTTGAAATTCGGTCTCTCGAAAGACCGAATTATAGAGGACCAACGAAAACATTGGGTTTTTGTATTTTGAGTTTGTATTCACCCCCTCAGAAAAACACACTTCCAATTTTGACCTGAGACACTTTTTCGCTTGACTTTCGGGGTCAAGCGTGGTATAATGGTACATATGAGACTAGCACCAAATCGAGCCAAATAGCTCCAAAAAACGCGAAAAACGCAGGAAATTCGATGAAAACGAACCAAATCGGGGGAGTTATGGGTATCGCACGCCTCGGCCCCCTTAGAAACCCAATCCATAAATTCCAGCCTCCCGATCCTCCTTTTGATCTAGTGTATGTGTTGGTGTTTGTTAGTAGTATAGTTGGTATATGGTATTACCTCATAACATACGGATGTAAGTAGATGCTACTAAAGTACTTAGCTCAAAACTTCAATCGTATACTTATTAGTGTTTCTCTAGCGATTAATTTCCTGATTGCAGCTAATAATACAGAGCATAGACATTTTTGTTGCATATACCTTTCACTGTTTTTTCTACTAAACAGAGAAGAAAAATAAAGAAAAAAGACTTTTTAACAATCAAATAGGGCAAAAAAATGGCTAAACAAGATGTATTCGATTTTAGTGAGATATTCCGATGGGCTGAGGCTAAATATGGTATATCTTGGAACCTGTGTAATGACCTATTCTTCAACACGGAAGTTATTGAATATAGGAGAAGCAACGACTTCTACAAGTTCGATATGATCGATGAGGATGATGTTCCAGGCTTTTCATACGATGGTTTAGATGCAGAAAATGCTAAAGCTATCATGGCGTTTCCTATTAGCAATGATGAGTTGCTAGCTGCCCATAAAGCTAAGGGCGGAAGATGGGGATGGGGCGATGAGGACATTAAGTTTGTAGCTAGAGTTCTTATTAATCAGTTCTTGATTGAAAATGATGTAGAGTCTTCGGCCCTAATTCTAGGTGGTTAACATGAGTAAGACAGATTACCAAAAAGTGGAAGAATTAGCTAAAGAGTTGTTTCTACAAGCAATGGCTGGTGCTACTGACCTAGGGCAAATTCCTAATGATGAAAGAATTGAGCTAATTCGTCAAGTTAGGAACCTTTGCTATCAGATGGCACAAGTATTCTATGGGGTTTCAGAATGAACCCAACAGTTATGTGGGCACTTATTGTAGTGTGCTTTGGGGTAATCTTGATTGCCCTATCATTTGTAAATCTAGTACCAATCCTTGATATGTTTGAAAGACGCGAGAACGACGAATGACCATCCATAATGGTGAATGTAGAGAATATCCAGTCAGGATTGAAAAATACATGCCACTCCAAAATAGATACTGTTGTATCTTGGTCGGTTGTATCCCAGAAAGAGGATATCAGAAAACTGAGGAAGGGCAAAGGGTTTACATTCACGAAAGAGTTATGAATGAGTTTGAAATACTCAATCCTGAAATGCTTATGGAGTCAACAGATGGAGAGTGAAAGACGCTTTTGGGCACAGGATTGGTGGACTCATTTATCAACCAACTACAGACAAGAATGTATGCCCTTTTCTGGTAGAAATCCAGAATCCTTGACGGGTAGAGAAATTGAACATCTATACTGTCTTCATATGCAAAGACATTATGCTAAAAGAGTTCTAGAGATTCTAGCTAAAGATATGCCACATGCAGATAAAGTC